TGCCAGCACGAGCACGCGCGCGGCGACAGCTGTGAACTTAGACGCGCACGCGGGAATGCTAAGCGACTTGAACACGGTAACACATTCGATTTGGGTGCAAGCGCAGTACGACGCCGACGATGCAAACTGGCCGTGTGGCACTAATGGAGCCTACATTTTTGATTATCGGGCTGATGCCAGCAATCAGGTTGCGCTATGGTTCGACCCCACAACAGATGACCGTCTACAGCTGTGGATAAATAACGCAGCACGTGTGAATGTTACCGGACAAACTTTTAAGTCCGGAGACCTGTTGCATTTAGTTGTAACGTTGGATTTTGATAATGACATCTATACGTTGTATCTAAATGGAGCAACTGTTGGGTCGAGCACCGCGTTATTAAGTGCGCCCACCGCGACAACCTTCAAACTGGGAATACGCAATGACAACAACGCATCTTATATGGGCGGCTGGCGCTTTGGTGAATACGCCGTCTTCGGTCGCGTCCTCACCGCCGAGGAAGTGGCCAGCCTGTACGCACGCGGGAAGCCGCTAGCGGATGCGGGGGCACTGAGGCGTCCTGGTATCTACATTATGGACGGCGAAATTGACCTGCGCACGTCGCAAACCGGAGCGCGAGTGCAGATTGACGCGGACGGCATCGGTGGTTACAGCGCCACGACGACCAAGACGTTCTCGCTGGAAACAGACGGAGATTTGTTCCTGGGCAGCGACATCAGCGCGGCGGGGACGACAGCACTGGCGGTGTTTGCCAACGCGCAGACGTATGGAACGGCATCCGAGTCAATGGGTGCAGGCGATGTGCTGTTAGGCGATAACAGCGCAGGGAAGATTAACCTGCTATGGGATGTCTCTGAGGGCGATGTGATATTGCGGCGGGGGACATCAGCGCGGATCACACTAGATGGTAGCGCCGATAGCATCTTGATTGGGCAGGTAGCCGCTAGCCAGAACAACATCTTGATTTCTAGCGGGGCCATCTCTGTTCGCAACAACGATGTTGAACGTATTGGTGTTACGGCTGCTGGGATATTGACCATTAAAGATAGTGGTGGCAATGCAGTTATTACTCTTGATGCATCGGCTGGTGCCGAGATTACTAAAACACTGGCAATGAAGGGGGCTGCTGCCGCGATCTCAATTGGTGAAACGCCACCGGCGTCTGCTACTTCTGGCACTGGCATCTGGATAGATCGTACCGGCTTCTATTCACTGGACACAGATGTCTACCAAGTCAAGATTGATGCCATCGATGGTAAGCTGTATGCCGGTGGTGGAAGTGTTATGTTGGACTCTGTCGGTATAACGTTGGATGAGGGAGATGACATACAGAACTACATAAAGTGGAAGGACTCTGGTGGAGATACTCTTGGATATATTACAGTCTATGATGTTGCCATACCAACACAGACTCACATGGATATCAAGACAATCTCACAAAATAGTACGTACAGTCCGTCAATCAGACTTTTGACAGAAGTCGGCGGAACTGATTATCATTCGGGTATTTTTTTCGGAACCCCGACAAGTGGTGGAGTTAATTTTTCTATAGGGGCAGATGGCTATGCTTATTTACAACTTGTGAAATCATCTGGCGAAGACCCAAAGCTTAGATTGTTCTGGGATGCTTTTATAGAGATCGATCAAAGAAGTACGCATCCAACGGCTACCACTAGCTATGGACAAATATATGCGTATACCAACGGCGTTATTTATACACAAGACGGATCTGGCAACAAATCATGTCTTGGGTACGATGCAATATTTGGCACAGTAGATGCTGTCAACAAGAAGTTTTACTTCGATAGCTCTATAGCAAATCCGTATTATTTGTGGAGAAATGGAAACCGACTTGAGTGGTGTCAAGTTGGTGGGTCGTGTACTCCTATATGTACCGTGTAGAATTGTACGTTGATGGTATAATACTAACACACTCAGGGCCGGTGTGGCCTACATAGATTAACATTTGACAGTCTTGTATTGTATGGTACAATACAACTATGAAGAAATACCCGATTGCGTTTAGATTAACAAAAGCAGCACAAGAATTGATAGACCAGTTAGCTGAATATCTTGGCATATCTAAGACAGCTATAGTGGAAATGTCAATTCGAGAGCTTGCACGCAAAGAGGAATTGTACCATGCCAGTCCAGAGAGCACACAAGATACGGCTGAATCCAACGCCTGACCAGGCACAGTGGTTACGGCAAGCGGTAGGTGTAAGCCGCTTTGCATTCAATTGGGCATTAGCAGAATGGAAACGGCGGTATGAGACCGGGGAGAAATCGTCCGCGTATGCGCTCAAGAAACAGTTTAACGCCATAAGGCGTGAGCAATTTCCCTGGACTTACACCGTGACCAAGTGTTCTGTGGACAGTGGATTCCGCAATCTTGACAAGGCATTTAAGAACTTCTTCCGGCGTTGTAAACAAGGCGTAGAGAAGAAAGGCCATCCCAAGTTTAAGAGCCGCAAGAACAAGCATCAGTCGTTCACTTTAGATGGCGTGCGGGTTAAACCGGATGGATATTGGGTTAAGCTAGAGAAGTTAGCGACTCTGGTAAACATGACTGAGGAATTACGGTTTGTCGGTAAAATTACATCGGCAACGATTTCGACAGACGGCGAACATTGGTTTATCTCTTTCAACGTAGAAGTAGAAAAGCCGGAAGGTTATCAGCATCCGCAAGAATCAGTGGGGATTGATTTAGGGGTTAAGACCCTAGCCGTGTTAAGTAACGGGGTTCAGTTTGAAAACCAAAAACTGTTACGTTCAGAACTCAACAAAGTGAAACGTCTTAACCGTGAGTTATCCCGGCGCAAGAAAGACAGTAATCGTTGGAAGGCCACCAAGTTAAAGTTGGCAAGGTTACACCGCAAGATCGCTAACCGGAGGTTAGACTACATCCACAAGATGACGACCAAGATAGCGCAGACCTATCGGATTGTAGGAATGGAAGACCTCAATATAGCTGGCATGTTGCATAACCATAAGTTGGCGCTGTCAATCGCAGATGCAGGTTTCGGCGAAATCAATCGCCAGATGGCTTACAAAGTGGATTGGTTCAATGGCGAGTTGGTCAAGATCGGTAGGTTCTTCCCATCATCGAAATTGTGCTCGGTCTGTGGTGCAATCAAGTCAGATTTAACGCTAAGCGATAGACTATATATCTGTGAGTGTGGCAACAAGAAAGATCGTGATTGGAACGCCGCGACCAACATTGAAAACGAGGCGTTACGAATAGTGGCGGGGATGGTTATCTCGACACTTAAAACGGACGTGGATGGGAGTGTAAGACCACTTGCGGCTGTCCCGTGTGAAGCGTCTACTTATCTGGGTGTATACAATTAGGCACCCGAAAGGTAACAGGTTGCAAACATGGAATTGACATACAGGCAATTGGTAGATACAGAGAAGTTGGTGGGCGAGCTGTTGCAGTTGAAGCCTGCGCCCACGGCACGGTTGGCTGCACAGATTGCGCGCAACATTCGCAAGGTCGAAGGACAACTCAAGGACTTCAATGCGGCCAAGAGTGTGCTGTTGACACCGCATATGGTTGACGGTAAGTACGACGAAGCCTTGCTGGAACCAGATGTAAAGGTGGCGTTATACAAGGAGTACGACGAGTTGCTGGATACAGTGGTTGAGGTAGACATTCATCCCATCAAACTATCTGACATTGAAGCCGTCGAGCAGGCCCGTCCAGGCTTCGAGATTCCTACAGCGCTGTACTATGCGTTGGACTGGTTGTTTGACTTTGATCACTAATTTCTGTGCAGAAATTAAAGGAGTAGCATGAGCAACGATAACCTAGTACTCAATGGGGGCTTTGAAGGTAACTGGTGGCGCAAGACACACAGTGGCCAGGAATACGGTGAAATCTTTGTACCGGAGAACTGGGTAGCTTTCTGGGATGAAGCCAAGGGTCGCCCAGAGATGCAGGTGATCAATAAGGAACCGCCGTTTCTCGATCCACCGCGTGTCATAGAAGGCAATCGCGCCCTCAAGTTCTTCACTTTCTACCGCACGCACGATGCCGGTGTATACCAGACGGTAGGAACTAAAGCCAACAGCCACTATGCTGTGACGTTTAAGGCGCACGCTTGGAGTTCCGGTGCGGAGGATCCCCATAACAGTGACGACGCGCCTGGTAGCTGGGCGGCCATAGAAGGTACGCCAAACTTAACCGATGCCCAACGCAACTTTACCTTTCGGGTGGGAGTTGACTTGACCGGTGGCACCGATCCTTTTGCTAACACAGTACAGTGGGGCACCGGTGCACATATCTACAATGTGTACAAGCCAGTACCCACCCTTGAGTTTGTAGCTACCGGGCCGCAGACCACGGTATTCCTGCGTTCGTCTGTACTATGGCCGTTGAAGCACGACGATGCATACATGGACAATGTTGTGCTCGTAGAGACAGCTCCTGGCCCTGAACCTAACCCTGTCGATTACACTGTTGTAGTTGAACTGCTGCCCCAAGATGCTACACTTGACGAAAAGGTGTATGTACTACAACAAACACATCTGGATAGACGCACACTGTTACAAAGCACCGACGATGCAGTTAGGCTGGTCAAACCAGGACTTCCGGGTAGTTGTGTCAACGTGTGGGCGAAGGACAGGTGGGCCAACAGCATTGAAGCATACCTAAGAGAGCGCGGTATCACAGACATCAACTTCTTTGAATTCTGCACAGAAATTCCAGAACCACCAATTACAGTAACGAATGGCCCGTGTATTGCTCGTGGTACCAAACTAGGCACACACTCAATCATGCCCTCGCTGGTGCCAGAGCATACGCGCCTGTGTGCTTTAGCTGGCGCGCCTATACCAGTCGTTAAGGTAGTAGACGATTGGGGCTACCTTAAAGCGATCAAGGAGCACTCGCCCACCACACTAACCATTGCGCGTAAGGTGATGCCGTTTGACGGGGCTGGTGAAGTACAGCATATGTCACCAGGCATGATTCGCGAGGCGGCGCGGCAGTATATGGAAGCTTACCACGACTTTCTGGTAGAACAAAGCCAGTACGACAACAACCAACGCTTGGGCTACATCGACTACCTGGAACTGCTCAACGAAGCTGATCCGCCAGGGGTAGATGGTTATCGCAACTTAGCCCTGCTCATGCTGGCAATGTTAGACATCATCGAGACGTGGGACTTGCCCATCAAAAAGGCTGCGTGCTTTGGTCTCAATGCCGGTACACCCGAATGGGACGAGATGGTAGCAGTGGCCGAAACGGGTTTGCTGGAACGCATTGCGGCTGGCGGCCACGTCCTGACGTTACACGAAGGCGTGCTGCCGTTCTCTGACCCCATCGACAAGTGGTGGCCGAGCACTATCCCTGGTGCTCCTGAAGTCGAACGCGCCGGAGCCTTGTGTGGGCGCTATCGCTACTGGCTACATTTAGCACAAGAACGCGGGGTGTATCTACCCATTATCGTGTCTGAGTTCTACAGCGGCCCCGACTACATCCAGGGCGCACAGATCGTAGAGCGCATAGCCTGGTACGACAACCTGGTCAAAGATGACCCCGAAGTTTTGGGCTTCTTGCCCTTTACCAACGGGCCGGGCGCGGGCTGGATGCACCAGAACTACGACCCCTTCCTGGATGGTTTCTACGATTACACAGTAGCCACCAAAGACCGCGTGAACGCAGCGTGTACACCAGAACCCGATCCATTGGTTATCGTAGACATACGCGACCAGCTACAAACTAATCCAGATTCACCGTGGTATCCGTGGCAACGGCGCACACTCGATGAGATTACCCACGTATTTGTCCACCATTCTGCCGGAGCGGCTAGTAGTAACGTAGCTACCGTGACAGCGATCAATACCTATCATATCTCTGTTAACGGCAAGAACCGGCCCGGTATCTGTTACACCTACGTCATCGGCGCAGATGGCACCATCTGGTACGTCTCCGACATCGAGAACGTCGTCTTCTCGCAAGGTAGCACCACCTATCCGGGCGACGAGAACAGATTTGGGGTAGGTGTATGTTTACTGGGCAGCTTCATTGCGGGACGCGAGCCAACTGGCGCGCAGCTAGATTCACTAGATAAGCTCATCCAACGGCTGTGTGTTTTAGTAGCTAAAGACCTACACGTATGGGGCCACAAGGATGTAGCCAGCACCCAATGTCCAGGCGATAGCTGGCCCTTCAAACCGGAGTGGGGTAGATACAACAAGACACCAGTTCTGGTGGGGTTCAACGACTATCCAGGTGATACTGGCACAGCAGCCGAGTGGCTAGAAGCTAACGGCAAACAAGGTCTGATAGTACGGCCAATCTTCTTGGGCGGTGCGGGTAGCATACTTGACTTTTCTGCACAGAAACACCAAAAAGTTATAGTTAATCTAAGGTATTCGTGGTCTACCGATATGGGTGGTTCTGGTACACTACCGCTACCAAATACACCTGAATGGCAGCAGTTTGTGGATGCCGCTATCTATACGATCAACAACAGTATCAACGTGTGGGGTTGGGAAATTGGCAACGAGTACAACAACGAACGCGAGTTTCCTGTGACAGGAGACTTGACGCCACAGGCCGTGGTACAGACTTACAATGCTATCAGGGCTGGCTGTCCAGGTAAACGTATGAGTCCTGGCGCACTTGACCCGTTCAATGCTATCGCTGGCGATCCCCGTAATTGGTTGGAGGCTGTCTACAACGGCATTACCGGAGTAGAGTTCGTAACTGCCCACGGCTACATTCGCGGGCCAGATGCAAATCTGGTAGGTAGCACTGCCAAGTTCGGTGATGATCCGCTGCGCTGGCAGTATTTGAATTACCCAGGCTGTATCACCGAATTACTCAAGGCCTTACCACAGGAGTATAAGAGTCTACCTGTGTACGTAACTGAATTCAACCATTTGTGGCGAACAGTCGAACCAGACTGGGGATGGGTAAGCGATGCGCGGGCAACCGCTGTGGTAGAAGCCGCCATCGATGCAGCAGCCATTAACGGCCTGAGCGGTGTAGCTCTCTACCGCTGGGCTGGAGACGAGTGGACACTCGAACACAACGACTTAGTTAAAATTGCTCTATAACACAAGAAGCAAGGGAGAGTATTTACACTCTCCCTTGTTGTTTGCTACTAAAGCACTCAGCTTGGTGGGGTTACATTATCCATAACAGCGCTACTATAATGCAGGCCATTACAAACAGTACCATGCCACTTAGGATTATCAGGTCTACACAGCCATCGTTGTCCATATCTGGCTCCTTTTTTCTGCACAGAATTATAGCAGGCCGAAGTACACCAGGGCCAGACACGCGGCTGCGATGAGTAACACCAGAATAACGAATAGGCACCCGAAGAATTTATCCTCAGAGTTAATCTGAATATCCATATCTCTCCATCTTGGTATGAGTAAGTGCATACCCCACTACTTTGTGGACTGGATATTTCATCAACAGTCCGTGAATGATGTGCCAAACCAGCCACCCCAACCGTGTGTGTGGTAGTGGAATATGGCCCACCGCCAGCCACTCGTCGTTACATAGCAGCTCTTCGTACTCTATGATGGAGTCGCCATCCACAATGGTCAATTGGCGGGAGTGCGGGTTGAGCCGCTCGATTTCTTCTGGCGTTAAGCTATACCAATTAGACATAGCAGTATCGCAATCAATAACAGCCACCACAGTTCGATGGCAAAGGCCAGAATAACGACCAGTATCCCAGCCGCAAACAGTAAAACCCTACCAAACGGATTGTTATGCGACATCATGGTACACCCCCTTATTTAGAAATTACTTCGCTGTACAACATATTGAACAGGTCCGGTTCTTCCCGCAGCCGCTCGACTGCATCGGCCATCCCGCGTACCCCTGGATGATTCAGGTCTACTACTTCACCGTCAGCTTTAGTCAGCTTACAGTTGCGCGTATTAACTAACCCAAGCCGTGCAGCAGTATCAAAGGCCGCCTTGACCTTGTCTACCCCAGTAGCAAACAAGATGTCCCACTCGGCCACCAGCCGCTCCGGCCCAAAGCTGTTCTTCTCGACCACGGCCTTTACCGAGAACCCCTGGCCACCTTCCTTGGCTGGAATCAACCCTGTTTTAGTCATGCGGAACGTGATAGCTGAGTAGTAACGTAGCGCATAGCCACCAAACATCTTGTAGTCCCTGCCATATTGAGACATTGACGCCCGCTCCTGATTAACTAACACCAGTGATGTTTTGGTAGCAGCCAGCATTGAAGTTACCAGTGGTAGTTGATTGGAAAGCAACCTGGCCACTAATGCAAACTGATTGGCCCCAGCGTCTGCTAAGTGAGCTATTGCCGGTGACATGGCAGCTACGCTATCTACCACGATCAAGTCGAAGTGTCCAATGGCTTCACGAATGATGTCGAAAGCTACATCGCCGGTCAATGGTACGATCTCTGATTCTTCATCAGCAGGATCGACGCGGCCTGACCGCAAGATAGTCAAGTGCTCTTCGGTGATGCCCATGCGATATAGTAGATTAGTATTCACCTTTGGTTCTAGAGCCAGATATAGCGTATGTCCATTGATGACTGGCCTAGCTACGGCTTGTAGCATTGGGTCAACCATTAAACCGGACTTACCAGCTCCTTCAGGCCCTTCGATCAGAGTGATGTGCCCACGCGGGAAACCGCCACCTAACACATAGTCCAATGGCAATATTCCAGTGCTGAGATAAGTTGGTGGGGCTAAGTGCCCCACCTGTGGAATCAGCGCCTGCTTGTCTTTGAGAATCGGACTGTTCTTGAAGATGTCGCGTAAGGTATCAACACTCATGACAGCTTCCTACCGGTGATTGCTTCTGCAATATCATTGGGTGGATAGCCGTCTTCGCCATCGATACATACCATGCCGTTGGTGGACATCTCGGATAAGCGTCCGTGTCGATCTTTGGCAGTGTACTTGCGGGTGCTCGTGCGGAAGGGCTGGCTAAGTACGTAGCGCTTATTGTCGTTGGAGATCAACGTTACCAGAATCTCGGATGCAATGCGGTTCATCGTAGTCTTAAACGAGCCTTGTAAGTTGAAGGTCACATCCATCACCGGGCTGCCTTGAATCTCGCGTTCGCGGCTGTGTGCAATGATTACCAGTGGTACCGGTAAACCATTAGCTGCCACCACGAAGGGCCACATATCGTCGGCCAGCTTACCCCAACCCCGTTCGTCCATAGCCTTGAACTTGGAGCCAGGGATGACCGTCAGATATTTGTCCGTTTCTTGCATAGCGTCTACGCTATCTACCACAACACTCCCCACCTTGATACCTTTGTAATCTACGTCACCATTTTCGTCAGGAGTTAAGCGCCGGATGCTATCCAGGATAGTTACCACCGACGCAATTACGTTGGCGTCACGTCTAATATCCACACCGTTTGGTGTTACTTTACCCCTGATCGCGGTGGTGTTGCCGTCTGTTTCCAGGTTAATCCAATAGGGATTGGGCCACGTTCCGGCTAGACGGGTCTTACCGCTGCCAGGTTCGCCCATGATCACTGTTACTGATGCCATTACTTCTCCTTCTTCAGAGATTCCAGCCAGTCGCTAATGATCTGGCTACCAAAGTATGCAGTTACGAACTGCATACATCTATCATGCATTTCTGTAGTCTGCCCGTGTGTTGCGTGGCAGTTTTCGTGCAACGGCACGACGTTGACTACAACATTGATACGGTCGTAGTCACGGTGTAGCTTACCGCTACGCTTGATGAGCCAGTGATGGCCGTGGAAGTCGCGGTTGTGAATAGGTTGTCCGCACCAGGCACAGCGAGCATTGTATACACTGATGACCAGAGACTTCCTTGCGGGTGTGGTAGCTAGTTTCCAGTCGTAGTTAAAGTACATTGTGGGCTTTCCACTGTTCGCATACACTACTAACTGGACAGTAGTTTTCGCAGCGTGTCCAGACTTCGGGGCGTTTAACGATGTAGTAACCACTCTCGTCTAGTAAGCGATTGTTAGCTATACGCTTGATTGTCACGTGCTGATCGTCTGCCCACCGATACGCTTCTTCAAGAGTGTCTAGTATGCGTTCTGCTCTGTACTTGCCGCCCTTGTGCACAGCATACTTGGCATCTTTGGCCCAGCGTTCTTCAGCAGTGCACTCTGGCATTTCTGTGCAGAAATGAGCAGTGACGCGCTCTTCAATGAATGCTTCGGTCTTGGTGTCTGGCCATACTGGCATATTGATCACGTCTACTGGCTTTTCGGGATAGCTGTAGCCAGAGTTGAGCATACGTTGTTGTTCGCCAATCGACCAGTCCTTGTACACTACCACGATCTGGATGATCTCGACTGGTATACCGTTTTGTGCAAGCACCCATCTGTAGATGTTGGTCTGCTTCTCCCAGCTGGGTTTAGGGCCGTAGAACACACTGGCGGCCTTAGCTGTCTTGATGTCGTACAAGAAGATACCTTCGACTCTATCAGGTTGTGCGCTAATAGTCACGTTGCCCCACTTAGCTGTAAAGCGTTCTTCGCACACTGTAGCCGGACGGTCTATATTGGCTGCCCTAAACCACTCGTGCACAGCATTACCTAACATACTGTCTACGTAGGTACTGGCATCTCTGGGCAGATTGGGATGTAGTGCAGACAACGTCCTGATACGGGCACTATCGATCAAAGAAGTCACACCGATGGTGTTGGGTTCGTGGTCGGGGTAATCGCTGTGCGTCAGCGCATTAACCACAAACTGTGGTAAGTTATATTGATTCATTCACTGGTCTCCTTGACCAGATTATACTACACTTCCTGAACAAATCAATTAGATCAGGCTATTCAACCAGGCTACCACATCATTACCAGCTTGCCACATTGCGTTGACGTCGGTGCTGTCATCGGGTGGCCGCGCAGTGATGATGCGTTCGACGTTAGGTGCGTTGCGCAGCTTGTATGCTCTGTTTAAGGCATACACCGATCCAGGTCGTTGGCCGGTGCGTTCGTCTATTGCGTCCCAGTCTTCCAGATTGATAATGGTAGTAGCCTGTATCTCGTGTGCCCATTGGGGCAACCAGCTGGCTTCACCGGCGAACGAACCGATGCATGGGAAACCCAGTTGGTCTAAGAGCATTACGTCAAAGATGCTGTTGGCTACAACCATCAGGTTGGTAATGGTATCTTTTCTGTGCAGAATATCGCGGTTGAAGATACCAACGGCAGGATGTCCAGGCCAGGTGATGTAGTTGGGCTTACCTGGTTGCTCGAAAGGCGGCAGCACCCGTCTCTTGATGGCCTGACATTTCTCTACTCCGTTGTCTGTATACAACATTGGAATGACTACGGCCCGTTTGTTATAGGTGCCCAACCGAAACTTACGAGCGGTCTCTACCGTAATGCCACGTGTTGCCAAGTAGGTAGCTGTTTGTTGATCAAACGAACCCTGGAATCTTTTGACTACATCTAAGTAGTCTGTGTAAACCCTGGGCGGCTCCACCAAATTGGTTGTTGTAGCTCTCTCCACGCCATCGACCTCCTGTAGATCACCGAATCTGTAGGCGCCATTGGGACTAGCCCTGCCATGCGTACAGCCATTCATACACTCGCGACAAAACCAGTGGCCCGTATCCGGCTCGATGATAAATCTATCCTTGCCACCCGACCACGGACACGGTCCACAGTATGTATTATAGCTATTGCGCTTGTATGTATTACCAGCGAAGTAGTAGTTACTCATGATGAACGCAGTCTCCTGCGGGTTATTGCATGGCAGTTTTTACCTACGGGGTAACAACGTTGTAATTTGCCAGGATGAATGTGATGGCCCCGTTCTCCAATACCTACCAGAATCTACCATGAGATTCTGCGCTTGGTTCCTGCTTCAAAGAGGCTGCCAACGATACTGCTGTTGGTCTTATATCACTCTCCACAGGCGTTCGAGTATCAACTCAGGTTTCGGTAGAACTTACCGTACCCTCGGTAGTTTTGCTGCTAAATTCTTGAGATTGATGGCTGCGTTTAGGTCGCGGTCATGTATTGCACCACAGTCGCAAGTCCACTCCCTATCTGATAACTTCAACTCCGAGTTGATGCAACCACAATGCCTGCATAGACGCGAAGATGGGAAAAATCTGTCGGCGACTATCAATTCGGAGCCGTACCAAACTGTCTTGTATTCCAGTTGCCTGCGAAACTCGGCAAATCCAACATCGCTGATTGCCTGTGCCAGGCAATGATTTGCCAACATCCCAGATACATTTAGGTCTTCAAGCACAACTACACTTGGACGTTCATTATCGGGCTTGGTTTTCGCAACGATAACAGACGTTGATTTGTGTAGTGTGTCACGGCGGATGTTGGCTATCCGTTGATGCGCTTTGGCAACTTTCTTCCGTGTCTTTTCTCGATTCTTTCCACCTTTCTTTCGGCGCGACAGTTCGCGTTGAAGCCGCCTGAGTTTAGCCTGCGCCTTCTTTAATGGCTTCGGATTCTCGAATCTCCGCCCATCAGAAACTACAGCCAATTCCTTAACGCCCAAATCAACGCCTATGGGTTCTCCGATTGCTTGGGTAGCTTTAATCTCTTGTTTACATTGAACACTTACAAACCATCGCCCTGCCGATTCTGAAACGGTGACAGACAAAATATGGATGCCATCAGCCGGGATGTAACCGTGTTCTTTTAGCCTGAGCCAGCCAATACGCGGGAGTTTGATATGGGTTTCTGTGATGTGGATTGAACCTGTCAGCCTAAAACTCCCAATGCCATTCTTGCGACTTTTGAACCTTGGAAATCCTGCTGACTTCTCACCGTTCTTTACGCGGCGAAAAAAGTTTCGGTAGGCTTTGTCCAGATCGCGGAGAGCCTCTTGGGGCGCTGCCTTACTCACCTCATAGAGCCAGGGGAAGTCCGTCTTCTTCAGGGCATTTAGCTGCCGATGTTGCTCAATGGCATTGCTTGACCTTCCCGTTTCCTCATATTCCTGTTTTCGTCTTGCAAGCGCCCAGTTCCATGCAAAACGAGCCGCGCCAGCATGTTTCAACAGCGTAGTTCGTTGAGTGTTGTTTGGATCGAGTTCGGCTCGGTACGCTCTAAGAATTTCCATCAGCTTTCTGCTTCCTGCGCTCGGCTGAACGCTTACCATAGATTTTTGCTGAAAATGACGAGAGCAAAGACAGCATGTCTTCAACCAGTTCCGCTTCGTATGACTTGGGTAGAACTTCCTCACACCACTCAACAATGACGCCGTGACTCTCAAACAACTTGACGAAGATTCCAAAATTGAATCGGGCAAGGCGGTCTTTATGTTCTATGACCAAGCGGTTGATCTTGTGCTCAATTGCCAGGTCAAATAGCCGATGAAGTTTGGGGCGATTGTCGTTCATACCAGATAACGTTTCCTCAAATACATAACCAACGCGGTATTGCTTGTTGGCGCAGTATTCAAGCAGGCGCAATTTCTGACGTTCCAAATCACCTTTCTGTTTCTGGTCATGAGACGACACCCGCACGTAGATTGCGGCACAATCATTTGGTGGAGCATCTTCTGAAACGATACCTTGAAGTTGCTCAATATCTTCAATGCGGTATCTCCGATGTCCGCCTTTTGTGCGCTCTGCTTTCAACGCGCCAGAATCATCCCATGCTCGGAGCGTAGAAATTCCAACGCCAAGAAGTTCAGCGGCCTTCGCTATCCCGATTAATCTCTTGCTCGTCATCTAGTTCCTTCTCGAAAAGTTCTCGCCAATGGTCGTAGATGCGCTGAAATTCCTCATTGGTGGGAACTTCATCAAGTTCAAACGGGTGTTGGTAAACCCGCCCGTCGTCAAGTTCAAACTCAGTCTTGGTTACTCGTGTGACCATCGCTCGTTTCATCCTTCACCTCCAATTATACTAAAAGATTTTGGTAGTGTCAAGTAGATTATAGTAGATTATCTACTAACTGTTCGAACCCTATCGGCCTTGATGCTTTAGTTTCTGAGTCCGCTACTCTACGTAACAGCTCTCGCCAACCGTCAGACCGTTGGTGGCCACTAACTTCACCAGATGCAATCTCTTTACGATTAACGTATACCTTGTATGTATAGTCAGCCGTATTGTCAGGCCGCGTACCTTCATTATGAACGTGTACAATTAGTATGTCACTCCTAACATACCCACAACATGTAACGTGGCATGAACTTAGCCATGATCTGGCCTGGTTCGCCGTCGTTGGCCCGCATCAACTCGATGATGTCGCCAGTAGGCGTACGCTGTAAGCTAATGTGTGCTTGGGCTTTGATGTAGCTCGAACGGCCATCTCGCACGCTACCATCTTCGTTCTCCTGCTGTACCAGGATACACGGCGTTTGTTGTTGGGCCAAACCGGCTTCGCGCTTAAACAATTCTACAGTATAGTCTATGGCATACGCGACGTTGTTCCTGGACTTGATCAGGTGGCTCATCTCGATCTTGTTGAGATAGTCGATGATCACTAGCCCGATGCCTTTCTGCCGTCGTTGTTTGCGCCACTCGGTGACAATGCGTTCAGGTGTCCAGCCACTGCAGTACACATACGTCAGACGATCACCAATTTGTTGGAGCACCAGTTCGTTGGTACGTCTGATCACTTCCAGGAAGTTCGGCCCCTTGATCGTATTGCGTACCAAGTCACTGTAACTGATACTACTGCCGGTCAATTCTCGATCAAACTCGATCTGCATTTGGGCCAGCCGTCGCATGTGTAACTTGAGTATATTGTCTTCGTTATGGAAGTACAACACTGGCAGCTGGCGGGCATTTCTCAATGCGATTTGGTGGGCCGCCGATGACTTACCTACCTTGCTATCGCCCGACAGTAGAATGAGATCGTCGCTGTAGATATATGGCAGCATCTCGTTCAACTTATTCCAGGGAAAGCGCACGAAGGCGGCCCCCGACTTGATCATCTCTTGGCGTTGCGCAAAAAGCTGCTCGCCCAACAAGAGATGTTCTTGAATACCCAACACGGCTCCGCTGTCGTGTTCTAGCTCCCCTAGCTCCATCAACGAATTCTGTGCAGAATTTAAGTCGCCGGTCTTTAGCAACTGCTGGCCAATCTCACGCACCTTGCGCTGACGCTCCGACTCACCCAACATCTCTGTATACAGCTCAATTGACTGTGGTGTTAGTCCAGTCTGGTCTACCACGACACCCGTCTTATCAGCCAGCATTCGCGGGGTTAGGGCCAGTCCTTCGTAAGCACACTGGGCTACAACATCCACGACCGGGTGGGTGTCTGGTTTGTAATAAGCAAACACGCGCCCCAAGGCCGCCTCGTTGTCTTCCCCTTCAAACTTACACAGACAGGCTATATAGCCTTCAAGGGATTTGTCCATTACTTTCCATTTCCTGTGTATTCTTCTGCGACTCTTCAATCATTAAGAAGTCTTCGTTGTCACGGAAACAGGCCAATGACGTGACCAGCAATAACACCACAATACAGAGTGCCACGATCTTATTCTTGAGTCTCATTCTGTTGCTCCTTCTTCACTTGACATGCCGCACATGGCTGCGGTACCGATTTAGGTGGATCGAACACTGTCTCGTGACAGCGTGGACATCGCCAGCCGGTAGCTACCTGCTCGAAGTACTGCCCGCACTTACAGATTATGCAATAGCCAAATCTAATTGTGGTCATACTTCAAGCTCCAAGTCAGTCACAAAGAACAGGTCAAGGGGATCGCCTTCACTAAATTCGATCCAGCCACCCAGGGCCAAGGCTATCATCTCAAGAGCTATGCGCCAACGTTCATCTTCTTCGGCTTCAGCCTGGGTATAGTTGGTGCACCACGGCATATAGTACTTGCCACTGGGGGTTAAGCTAAAGACAGTGCCGAGTAGGTGATAGCCTATCCGTTTACGGTCCGCTGCGATCTGCACGTTTTCGCTGGCCGCTTTAACCACATAGTCCCACCGGATTGTTTGCTTTAGTTGCTCTACATATTCCGTTATAGTAGACATATCTCACCACATGTCGGGGCCGGTAGGTGTTTCTGGCTTGGTCTGACGTTTGTGAGGGTTCTCGCGGAGTTTCTTGCGGGCGATAGCAATGCAATGTGCCATACCATTGTGGCCTTTCTCGCCCTTCTTGACAACCACGTATTGGATGATGCTTTCCATTTCGCGATTGCCGAACTTGTTCTCGGCGCTGGCCCAATCTTGTTCGGCAGCCTTGTTAGCGAAGCCAATGACTTCACATTTGTCGATCAGTGTCTGGCCGGTTGGGGTACTGGCAGGGACACCGTCAATTTCACGGAGCATTGCGCGTGGATCACCGAAGTTCTTCTTCCAGGCATAGCTGTTGAACCAGATTACTGGTATGCCACACACAGGGCACTTGTCGTGGTATTGATGTACCCAAGCCCCACACTTACACTTGGCCCGCACGTCGTCGATCTCGTCTCTACCGACGTGGCCCTGTAGCCTTGCCATGACTACATTTAGATCAATTGAATTGTACTCGGCCATGATATTCTCCTTTGCTTTATTTTGTGAGTACGGTCAATCTGGCAGCGCCATCGTTACCGATGTCACCCACAGCGATGGTTTGCCAGTCTACATATCTACCCAACTGTTGCCGTAAGGCAGTTGTTTCAGCAGTTGGCGCAACCAAGACAATTACAGTCGTGCCGTTTTTCTGCACAGAATCACCAACTGCAATCTTGTCCTTGCGTTGCCCGTGATACTTGAGCCGCAATGTGCCGGTGGGAAGCATCCTGACATCGTCCAGTACTTCGTGCACTATATCCAGCCGGTCATCCACGGCTGCTTTCCGTAACGTAGGAATCACTGCCCTGAAGCGTGTCCACAGGTTGGCGGTGAAGTAGCTGCTGGCTTCCATGCCATGTTGTCGGCAATATGGTACGATGATATCAGAGATAGCTACAAGATCGCTGATCACCGGTTCGCCCAACTTATTGCCTTCTTCTTCGGTTCCTACATCCCGCAGGAATTCGCGCAGGTTGGGGTAGTCGTTGGGATGTTCCATCCACAACTTACCCAACTCACCATTGGATAACCAGTCAGTCAGTAGGGCTTGCACGGTTTGATGGCTCTTGCGGTCTTTCTCGGCCAGACCCAACATACGCTGGGCTACCCATGCAGCCGCTGCCAGCTCGTGCTGTTGATCAGATAAATGTGCGGGCAGATCGTGTGCTGCCCGCTCGAACAATGACTCTATGACGGGGTTGTTACTAAACGCTGTAAGTTCCACATTGCCTCCAAATGTGCGGGCATGTGCCAGCCCGCTGTAGGATTTCCTAAAAGGGCATACTTCTCAATCAGTGAGAAGTCTAGCCAGTATTCTTGCAAAGCTTTGCGCTCGCCCTTACCGGCCACCAGGGGTAGGTAGGTAGCGTACTCACCGACACGTTCTTCGATTTGCAACCAGGTCTGCCAGGGTATCAGATAGATGGCTCGATTGGGACAGTTCACCGTACCCAGGCCCAACCAACTGCCGTGTGTTCTAGCTTCTTCCCACAATGAAAGCCACTTACGCTGGCGCTCGTTAATGGCATCGAAGGGAAACGACTTTCTGCGGGAGACATCCACCACCTTGACTTCTACATAGAAGCCGGGGCCAAAGGGGTTCATCACCACCAGATCAGGACGGCCTGGTTGTTCCTTAACCCCGGGAATATCGGGCCAGTGGTCAGGCCATAGCCCGTACTCGTAGCGTAACATACGGTACAGCTCCCGCCGTACATTGGACTCGTTCATTACTACTCCTTGGTGATGGCTTTGTAACGGCGTTTACAGCCGGTAGGTAAGGTTAAGATTACATACCCATTGCACAGCAGTTTTGCCAGCCGGTAGTGGACACCGCGCTTGTGCATGTGTAGCGCTGCTTGGGCGTCAGCTAACAGCATATTGCGCTGGTACTTGCGCTGGTAATCCAGCATAAACTGGTGTAACTCAAGATCAATGTCAGTTATAATTGGGGGCCGGTTGAATTTGTCCATAGACGTATTTTAGTTCAATTGCTAGATTGCGCAACTGAACATACTATGGTACAATTGTTGCGAGGTGATAAATGACTGACGCCAATATCGTCCAAATGGATAACGAAATTATCGGGCAGAATCTTATTGCGGTATACAACTACCGCATCGAACATCCGCACAGCACTGTTAAAGATGCAGCGGCAGCGCTAGGTTTGTCTTACCAAACCGTGCTGACCTGGTTACAGGAGAACAAGTTCGCGGACTACATCGCCGAAATCCACGATCCGCGCAGTGACTTGGCACAAGCGACTGCACTTAATAGCTTGCCTGGCATTGTGGAATCGATGGCCCAAATTGCCACTGGTAAGCTGGTATTACGGGGCGGTAATCCACAGGCGGCTGCCGAGTTTGTGTTGAAGGTAGCGCAGTTGGGCGCACACTTTGAACCGCGTCAAAGTGGCAACGCCACTCAAGTCAACGTCTACGTTCCTGAAATGACAGTAGGGGGCGAGCCAAAGGCCCACCCCGCTACAGTCATCGACGTTTAGGCGAACGCGCCGTCTGCATCCACAGCTTCTGGCGCTGCTTCGCCGATTTCGGTCTGCTCGCCACGGGAACCAATGAGCACGAGCCGCTCACAGGTCACTTCGTAGCTGGCCCCGCTGGTGCCGTCGTTGCGCTGGAAAACTTTCGGGTTGCCTGTTTCCCGATCTGGACTCAGGCGACCTTCAATCATGACTTGGCGGCCCTTGGCCAGGTACTTGGCAGCGACTTCAGCCTGCCCGCGCCACACACTCACCCGGAACCAGGTGGTCTCGGTCTGCTTCTGACCGGAGTTGTCATTCCACGAACGGTTGGTGGCCACGGACAGCTTGGTAACAGCCGTGCCGTCAGGCAAAAAGGACATTTCCGGCTCTCTTCCAAGATTTCCCACGATGATAAGTTTCTGATATGCCATGTTAATTCTCCTTTAAGATTATGTTTTGGAATCTATGATTATTGCTTCTAGCAGTTTTTATTTACGGTGGGATAAGCCAGAAAACCCACACGCTTTAGCTATGAGATGAATGGCATAAGATTTGACATTCTCTATTTCCATGTTATAATTTAAGCAAGATGAAAACACTTAAAGCATACAAGTATAGATTGTACCCAAGCAAGGCGCAACGGCGAGTGTTGGACGAAACGCTCGAAACGTGTCGGCGCGTGTATAATGATACGTTAGCATACCGCAAAGAAGTCTACGAGACAGAAACGCGAACAGCTGGATATTATGAAACTACTAAACAGCTTACTCGGTGGAAAGAGACTAATCCGTATCTGCCCAATGTTCATTCTCAGGTATTGCAAGATGTGCAGCGGCGAGTGGACAAGGCATATAACAACTTCTTTCGGCGGGTTAAACGAGAAACTGAAAAGCCGGGTTTCCCACGCTTTAAGGGACAAGGACGCTATGATAGTTTCACTTATCCACAAAGCGGTTTCTCACTTCTCGACAACAGTTGGCTTAGAGCCTCTAAGATAGGCAACCTCAAGATTAAACTTCATCGTCCAATAGAAGGTGTAATCAAGACCTTGACTTTGCGTCGTGACAGTTGCGGAAACTGGTGGGCAGCGTTCGCTTGCGAAGTTGAGATTGAACCACAAGCGCCAACCGGTGCTATCATCGGGATTGACTTAGGGCTGTCTAGCATAATCACTACATCTGAGGGTGCAAAGGTTGATCCACCGCGTTTCTTCAGAATGGGGGAAAAGAAACTTGCTAAAGCCCAGCGCCAGTTTGATAAGTTGGAAAAGGGCACAGAAGAAAGAGCACGCCATAAGGTAGTTGTGGCTAAGGTACATCGCAAGATTGCCAACCAGCGAGCTGACTTCAATCATAAACTCGCTCGTCAATTAGTAACCGACTATGACGTAATCTGCTATGAGGACTTGAGTGTTAGCCGAATGGTTCACAATCATTGTCTCGCCAAAAGCATCATGGACGCAGCGTGGACACAACTGGTAGACTTCACAAAATACAAAGCGGTAGAAGCTGGTAAAGTCGTGGTCACAGTTGATCCGCGCAATACGACCAAACGCTGCTCGCGGTGTGGAACTTTGGTTGATAAAGACCTCTCGGTGCGTATTCACGATTGTCCTAGTTGCGGGTTAGTAATAGACAGAGATTGGAACGCAGCAATAAATATACTAAGCCTGGGGCTACAGGCTTTGGGTGCAAGTCCCTAGAAGCCCATGTTTTCAAACATGGGAGTAGTCACATAGCAGAGAAGTACCTGGTATTTCTGTGCAGAATTTTTCGCCAGGGGCAGGCGGCTACTCCCACCCCTGGCTCACTAAGGAGGAAACGATGCGAAGGAGTTCACAACCCCTTCAAGTAGGGCGAGTGGGAGTCAAACCCACCACAACAGTTCTGTTTTAAGCGCGCCTGTCGTTCTTCCTGAACTATCGCCCTATTTACATCTTCTATTGCCCCGCAGTTTTCTCTTTCAGCCGCGCACCCAGCTCATCGACCAAATGCTGCATGTCTTCGATTTCCGTTGGCCGGTAGATCGACTCGCGGATAGCTTGCCTCAGATACTTTGCCAGCGCATTGAGGATATGCATACTGTGCATTTCCTTGACCAGCAGCCACTCGCCTTTGCTCTCCGACCAGTGCTTGGGGCCTTTGTTGGCCAGCCAGAACTCGTGCCACTCGCCCATATCGCGCTTTTCGAGTTCACCGCGCTCTGCCCATTCGTGCATGTAGGAACTAACGCGTTCCTGTGTAGCGTTGAAGCCGCTAAGTCTCAGGTAATTCTTCACCACTAGGGTTGTAACATGCGCTCCGTCTGCCCCTAGGTCTTTGACTGCTTTTAAGACATCGTTAGCTAACGTCATTTTGTTACTCACACTACCTCCATAAGATACTTGATTCGTTGTTGTTCTATGCGGTAGACGATGTATTCGTTGTGCAACAGTCTACCTTGTGCGGCATCACCCATTACGGAGTGATAATCACCCTTGCGACGCAGTTTTTCCCACGTCATCTCGCCAACTTCGCTGTCACCCCAGGCGTACTTGAGCATATTGCCTAAGTATACTTCACAGATAGCGATCCATCTACCGCCTCTACAGTAGTTCTTGGACTTCTGGTAGTAGTCAGCGAAGTAGATGCCGTTACCGAAGGCTGCCCCGGTCAAGTACGCTGTCGCAGGCCGGATACGCAGCCCTTCCTTGATGATGTGATACCAGTTAGATTCGCCGCTACCATGCCAAAGCAGCCTGCTATCAGCCGGTAAGTCTGGTTCGTTGCTACGGGTTACTTTGATCAGCCGCCCAAGCGATCCGGTGTATAGGCTATACAGTTTGCGTTGGTCTGCTTCAGTTGCTTCTGCTAAAACAAACGGGTAGGTGGCAGATTGGGTGGCCGAAACAGTTTGTACGGATGCGGACATGGTGTCGAGCAGGTTCTGTTCTTCGCCGACGATCTGGTGTAAGTGAGCTATGTCTTTGGCGATGTGGTCTCTGACGTTGCGCATCTTGCGCGGGATAGTCATGTATAGGTCCACCAACAACTCGTTGGCGTAGCCTACGTTATCAGCGGCCAGCAACTTGTCGATTAAATTCTGTGCAGAATTTAGCATCGCGGCTGTGACCTTAATGCCCGCTTCGTAGTTGCGCTCAATGGTAGCCTGGGCCGCTTCGACCAGCCGTTCGAAGGTTGTAGCTACATACCCGGTGAAGGGATTAGTGAAGACACCCTGGGCGGCGGTTGCCTTTAGTTCTGTCTTATCCGTATACCCGTGCTCGATCCGCGTGCGGTATACCTTTTCCCATTGATAGCTGGGATAGCTACGTCTGGTTTCGGTGGCATTGACACGCCCATAACGTACTTGAATATCACCACTCTCTTCGACCATCTCGTAGTACTTGTTGTTGTTAGCATCGGGGCTAACTTTGATCAGGTACGCGTATCTACCCATGATGTACCTACCGGGAATTGAATAGATTAACAGCCCCGATTACCAGGGCTACAGCAAAGGTCAACCAGAAGGGCACAGGTGGCTGGCTAAACACCTTCGCCATCACTGCGGCCAGTACCCACAGGATACAGGACAGCATTAGACTACCCAGTAGATAGCCAATGGCACGGTTGCGTTCTTGCCACAATTTCTGTGCAGAATTTTTAAGCACGCGCCACCACCACTTGGGCGAGCGCCAGTCTTTCTTAACGGCATGAGATTGATTAGTCACCTTTCCCCCTTACAACCTTGATGAGAATATCCATGCGGCCCATCCAACGGTCTTCGTTGTTATCGCGCCAGTAGTCCTTAATGATATTCATAGCGCACACATCCGGCGCGGTATCAGTGCGTCGAACATCCAGTTCAATACCTAGTTGACGGCACTTGTCCAGTAATTGCAAGAACGACTTGCTGCCCGGGGCAAATACACCTTCAACCACAAGTTGTTCAACATCTTGATCGTTGAGTGTGTCGATGGTATCCAGTAAGTCCAGCATACTCTGTCGCCATATCCAGTAAGAAGAGCTGTTGGGATCGCAGTCCCTTACAGCTTGTTGTCTTAGTTCATCCATGTCCAGATAGGGTAAGTCTTTTAGGGCCGGATCACTCGTCCGTAAGTGGGTCTTCCCACTCCCTGGCAGCCCGGCGATCACGATTACGTTCATAAGGATTCTCCTGTATCATAGGTTTAATAGAGATCGGCTGTGAGGCCATCAAGTCGATCTCTAGTAACGAGTCATCGACTCGCAATAGGGCCAGTTGTGCCCCCTCAATTTTAATGCGCTTGGCATATACCGTATTACTGTGCAGCGGTGTGATGTAGTACTTGACAATCAACATGTAGATTCTATGCTCCTGTGATGTATTGCCAGTGCAGTTTTAGCAACACAAGCTATAATACTTATATGCCAAGAGCTATCTGGAATAGGAATAATCCCGAACGCTTGCTCTACACTCCACGCTTTAAGGTGGGGGACTGCATTGCCTGGTACGACACCGACAACAAGCTGCGTGATGGTATCATAGCCTACGTGGCCATGGCCGACACGGTAGTACCTAAGCACTACCTACGCCAGCCGGGTAGCCATTTCAAATCACGCAAGGCCACCTTTGGCCGTTACATCGTCGATTGTGGGCCAAAGAAATTCACGTTCCCCAGGGGTGAAACCGGTTATGCCGTCGAGTATCGTGCCGTCAGCTTCGGTAACGATACCGTCCGTCTCTTCGACCCCTACGACGATGTCTAAAAGAACAATATAAATCCGAGTACAACAGGCCAGCCATAAAGACAGTAAACACACACTATGATAGTTCGTAGTATAGATAAGCCAAGAATTGAGGACGTTGCCACCAATGCACCACATGTAAACATCCAACCAACTAACCACGGAAATACAAATACCAGACAGTTAATTTTAATAGCTTCTTTTTTTGTCATTGCTTCTTTCTCTGTTTCCATACCAGAATTGATACTGACTTTCTGGCCCGTGACAGGGCCACATACACCAACCGGTTATAGGTGTCTTCGTCTTGGCAGCGTGAGTAGTCGCGCATTTGCACGAACACTTCGTCCCACTCGTTGCCTTGTGAGCGGTGTGTGGTTAGGGCATAAGCATACTTGATCTTGGCTGCGTGCGGAATGCGCTTCTTGTCTTTGGTGGTCTCAAGCAGGTAGTCGATCCACGCCTGGTCTTTGGTGTCGTAGACCAAGATGTAGTCTTCCCTACTGAAACCCTTGACACGTAGCGACCAGCACGGAAACCCATAGACCCTACAGCGGGTTGCGTCCTGTACCACAGCTACTTCGTTGGTGGCAAAGGCCAGTATTTGCCGACTAGTGAAGGGGTTCTTCTTGTAGTAATTGGCGGTAAAGACAATCCGGTCGCCTATGTTGTACTCGTCATCTCTACCAAGGTTGGTGCGGATAACCCGGTTTAGTCTATCGGCTTCGTCGTTAGTAAAGCATAGAGCAATCTGGTTGTCAGCGCCGGTCAGTTGCGCCTGCCAGGTTTCCAAATCTGTAACCAGGGAATCCGTCAATGATCCCAGGTCCAGGTCTTTCTCTTTCTTGACGGCCTGCCGCGCGCTCAGGATAGCTGCCAAGAGCTTGTCGTTGCTGTCCTGACGCACCACTGTTTCCAGGGTTGAACCAGTACTGCTGAAGGCCATACTGACATCTTCGCCTATGGGCAGCAATTGATTGGCGTCACCCACAAACAGGATGAACTTGGCCTTACTACGTAACAAGGCCACGATATTCTGATTGAGCATTGACGCTTCATCAACAATGATGACATCGAAGGCTTCGGGTTGGCCCCGATATGTGTCGATAACAATGTCTTGTTCGGGGTCATAACGTAAGCCTAGCACACGATGAACTGTACCCCAGAATCTGACCAAGACGGCCCAACCATCCCGCTCGGCTACAAACTTGGCCCGCTGGACAGCAGCATTAGTGCTGGCACAGAAGGCCACCCGTGCGCCAGCTTTAGTGAATTGGCGCACGAGTTCACCGGTCGTGAAGGTCTTACCTGTCCCGCCCATACCGGATAGGTAGTATTCCTTATGGCCGTTCTGGAAGGCCCGTAATGTCATTTGTACTGCAAGACTCTGATCGTCGTTCAGTTGCGTAGCTGGCATTACGGACCTCCCGTTTTAAGTTTCAACCTATTGCATGTGCAGTTTTCTGCACAGAAATTACCTCATCAATTGCTTGAAGAACTCACGCAGCTCGTTGAGCAACGTGATGCGTAGCTCACGGCCCTCTCTGGCAGTCAGGTCGATGTACTGCTTGTTCACTACAATGTCCACCAGCTCTTCTTCAAGCTGCTCGGTGACTTCGGGCATAATCTTACATTCGGGACAACGTTTGGGTATTCTGTCCATTACGATCCTCCTGTGAGTAGCGCGGGCGTCTTGCGCAGGCGCGGTAGCTACTACAAACACCAACACCAGGGGCGCTACTGCAAGCAATACGACCAGCCCAACCAGCGTTAGTTTTAGTAGAACTATCATCGCCGGGCCGCGCCGCTAAAGGCTATAGCGATTGCTCCGGCCACTACTAGGATACCTAACACAACAGCTACCGTGGCCGGGTTAATCATAAACAGCATTTGTTCGCCAGCAGTTACACGCCCGTTGGTAGTTACGTCTACCGCTGCTGGGATGAGTGGGTAAGTCAATGCTCCACTCAGGTAGACGATCATTACAACCGCCGCAATAGCCATGATAATTACCCCCTGCTTTAATACTACAACCCTGACCTTCCACGAGAGCCTCCTATGGATATTTCTGACGGCACCATGCACCCCAGTCGGGATCGGTGATGTTGTTCAACTGCCGATAGAGCGGTTTTTGTACGTTGCTGTAGCACACAGATAGCAACGTCTCATTTGACTCTGGAATGGCAGCGATGATGACAGACAACAATACAAATAACACAATGATTGCCAAAACAATTTTTCCCATACCTCTCCTTTTCTGTGCAGAATTATAGCAACGGGCAGGATTTGAACCTACTCGGAGTGCACTCCGAGCATATCTGCCCACCCCTTATAAGTTATGTTGCCCGGCAGTTTTTCTACTTAGCGTAGCAATATACACATTGATGAGGGCACTTTGGCCCACCACGATTGGTGTACTCGCCCCAGTCATCTGAGTAACAACACCGGCAGCCAGGACGCGACGCATGTTGTACAAACTGCAAGTCGTGGTTGAACTGCCGTGCCCAAGTTGCATCACTGCATCCGGTCTGATACAGGCCCGGAACCTGCTCGTCTACCTTGTCACGGTAGATTTCCGCGCAGCCCGCCAGTCCAACATTATGTGCCTGGGCCATTGACACCATTCTGTGCAAAATTCGCACCCGGTCAGTCACGCTGGCTTCTTTGGCATAGATGTGATATTTCTCAGCCAGTAATGCACCCACATTCTTGTATCTGGGGACCAGAAAGTTTGTGGTGATGCGTTCAATTCCCAGCAAAGCGGCGTCGTTGAGGCAGTTATTGAACATTGACTCAGTGGTAAACCCCATAATGATTGGGTCAAAGCGCAAGCGCACCTTGTCCGGCCCCAGTAAATCCACCAACGCCTTGAGTTCAGCTAAGTTTTTGTCAACGCCCGGTTCAAGTACATCATAGCCGTTGTTCCACGTAACTTGGGCCAAGACAATGACACCATCCCGCTCGGCAGCGTGAATAATGTGTGCATAGTGGCGCGCCACCCAACCTGGTGCTTTAGTCCAGAAACACAATACATCAGGTCTATGACCTTGCGCAAGTTTGCGTGACAGCTTTTCGACGTAGTAATCCTGTGCTGGATCACTCCGCCGTGTGTAATCAATCCACGTAGACATATTGCCTCCTTTGTAAAACTTCTCCGGCCCGACGAAATATTCCTGGCCCGTAAAAACTTCTGCCGGTGAATAAAACTATACGGCCTATAAGAACTTCTGCCGCAGATAGACGCCTTCGTAAAAAAGGGGGCAGGAACCCGTGAGAGTCCCTACCCCTGTGTTGTAAACCGTTAGGCCGCCGGTTGCGCGTCGCGCTTGGCCAGACCGATGCGGGTGTGGATGAGCTTCACCTGCGCGTCATTGGCCGGTTTCACGTAGTCGGGGATTGCTTCCCCAGGCTCGTACCAGCGGGCCGCAAAGCCCAACGTGCGCGCCAGGTACGTGAAGCGTTTCGCACTCTCGGTCTTGACTTCCAACGACAGCCAATCGCCTTCCTTAATCCGAATTGCCACCAACGTCTTGTTCTCGTCCATTGCATTCCTCCTAGGAATCAATAGTAAGCGGGTTTAATTTTCTAAGATTTTGTACTAACCATCCCGCTTCCCTTTACATCTATTATTGCTCCGCAGTTTTATTTATGACTTGCCAGAGCATTTACCTACGACTTAACCACTTACTTTGTAGAGTCAGCTACAACACTCAGGTAGGGGGTGTGTTCTTTTCCAAAAGTGCGCTTGCCTGTTGAGCTATGTATGTCTGCAAGTCCTCAACCGACGAAATTTCACGGAGTCTGTCCATTATCAGCTTTCCATTTTCGTATGGCATATCTTCGCCGTTGACAAGCTGATATATTTTGCAACGGATGGATAGGTAGTCGTTCTTTAGCTCGTTGAGCGTTATACCTTTCATTGTATTGCTCCTTTTGGGGCCGTTTGTCCAGCCTGATTTCTGTGCAGAAATCAGTAGTTCGGCATCAGGAAGACGCCGTAGCCACGCTCAATCAAGGTGTTAGTGATACGTTGGATTTCGCGCAAGCTGTCATCTTCGGGTACGATCCCATAGTACGGCTTGTAGATTTTGCGGCCCGGTTGCTCGTATAAATCGACACCGATGGCATCTGCCAGTTCCTGGGATGCGTGTGTGGTAGGCTGCCAGCCGTACTCGACGGCAACCCACTCAAGCTTGTCTGGATATTCGCTGGAATCATATTGTAAGATGTCCAGTTCTTCGGCCACTCGCACCGGCACCACGGCCAGCATATATGCATCTGCGCCCATATTACACCTCCCACCATACGGTGTCTTTACTAAACAACCAGGCGTATGGAGCTACCGGTACAATGAAGTCATTGAAGTCTCCGGCACCATATGCATCGAACTCCATTGTGCGCCAGGTATCAGCCAGAATCTTGCACCTGATGAAATCTGGCTGGACTTCCGTAACATTGCCGTGAAACAGCATTGCCTGGAAGCCGTTGGACGGAGCCATTATTCTTACTACCCGGTCGCCAACTTTCAGATTAAGTCTCATCGTCGCCTCCTTTTGCTATTGCAGTTTTCAAATAAGGGGGGACGTACCAGTCCCCCCTTATTACGACTTACTTGGTCAGGCCGATAAAGCGGTGCCCGAAGGCTTGCGCCATCGCCTTGGCCTTAGTCTGGTTGCATTGCCCCACGTAGGACAGGTTGGCAATCGAGATTGCCTGCATCTCCGCCCACGTGGTCATCGGGCCGTTATAGCCCTGGAACACCGGGATGTCGATGTAACGCACGCCGTATTCTTCTGCCAGTTGCCGTGCATCATCGCTACAACCGACGATGGCGCACTTGTGCCGGATGTTGAGATACCAGCGCCCGAAGTCGCTGAAGGCGTGGTCGCTCAATTTACCCACTACGGCAATCAAGCATTCTGGCAGTTCCAGACCGAACAGACCACGGCTTTCCTGCTCGGCCCACAGTAGCTCGACCTTCTGGTCAACCCGCTTCTGGCCTAACAACGCCTTCTTCGCTGTACTATTGTCGAACACCAGTTGCCCTAGTCTCTTGGCGGCGTTTTGGTGCTTGCCCGCCAACTTTGCCAACAAGATTGCGGCCTGGCTAGGATACATCCGGCCAGCATCTACTTCGGCTAAGATGGTGTCGCGCAGTTCCTGGGTGCTGAACTCGATGGTGTTCTCAAAGCTACCGAGCAGGCTCTCGCCAGTCACACGCACCAGCCAACCAAGCAGTTCCACGTGGTTCTGCTCATCGAGCGACGCGATGTGATTCAACACTGCCGTCACTTCGTTCTCGTTCAACGCCGACAATTCTGCACAGAATTCATCGAGCAGGTCGAAATCGTGGTTGTTGTAGTTCTCCTGTCCCAACGTCACTCCCATTGCCAGCGCAACACGGTGGATGTTGCGTAGCTTCACATCACCGTTCTGGCGGTATTCCCACGTCAGCGGCTGGATATGTAGCCCATGTGTGTAGGCATACATCCAGGTTTGATAGTCTGTTAGTTGGACTTCGTCGAAGCCGCCGTCGCGGTTGGGCACCAGGATCGTGGCCGGTTCAGTACTATCCCACGGCTTACCGTGCCACAGCTTGAGCACCGAGGCTGCCACTTGCTCGGCCCATTCCAGCATCTCGCTGTGATGCTTGAATGTGGCTACACCGTCAGCGTTGATATCGTCCTGCTCGGTGGCGAAGTCCCAGTCGGGGACATAGGCTTCCGTGTCATCCTGTTGTACCGAGTAGTTGGGCTGGCGGCCATCGACTAATACCTCACGGACTTGGCCGGTCTTCATATCCGTGATGGTTGCTTTCGCCAAGGGACAGAACTCTGGTTCGGGTTCTTCTGTCACCAGCTGCACCACGCTGTCGTGGCCCATTGCCCAGGTCACGATGCGGTCTAAGACTTCGCTGTAGTGCTCGACGGCCATATCGATGTCGGCGCTGGCGAACAGTTCTTCCATCTGGGCGTCGGTCAGTTGGGACAGGCGTGCGGCTACGGTGCGTAGCGAGAGCGCTTGCTTGCGGCCTGTCTCATCGGTGACATAGAAGGCTGCGTTGTCCAGCGCCGACTCATAACCGTCGAAGTCTTCGTTGTAGGCTTTGGCCACAGCGGGGCTGAAGGTGACGGTGCCACCCAGCCGTTCTTCGAGATAGACCGCTGGGTCTTCGTTGACTGCGTCTGGCACCAGGTCGGAGAAGCAGCCGATGAAGGCGTCCAGTTCGGATTCCTGCGTGGCTGCTTGGCGGCCCAAACCATCAGCCATCCCCAAGATGCGATTGACGCGGGTGAATGTGTTGTCCTTACCATCCTCCGCTGGCTTGTAGGCGGGAATCGCGCTGCCGTCCGTGGCCTGTTGGTTATAGCCCACCCAGCTGGCCCAAGCGTAGAACGCTGCATCCTGCACCCGGTCTTGCGCCCACGGCGCATCGCCAAAACGGTTTTGAGCCACTGATGCCGAAGCAATCGTAGCCTTGTCAGCCAGGGGCATAGCAAACATTTCATTCAATTGCGCGCGCGCACTGTCGATTTGTGTGTAGATACCCATTTCAATTCTCCTTAGTTGTGATCTGATTGAGTAATGCAAGTCCTGCTATTGCAAAGCCTAGTCCCGTAGCCGGGGGCCAGGCTAAGCGCCGACCGAAGATTATTAGTGTTGTAGCTATCATAGCTGCTACAACACTTAGGCCGTGAGTGCTATTGTGGCCGTTCATCGATATATAGCCCGCCGGTCAGAACGTCCTCATCCGGCACCCTGGTCATTACGGGGACTTCGACTGGATAGGCGTTGTCCAGGTCCCACGTTTCCAGCACGAAGCCCTGGATACCAAGCGAGCGGGTATTCCAGCCGCATTGTTTCATCTCGGTGATCCAGCGCCGTGAACGAGTGGACTCAAATATCACATCGCCGTTTTCTGCACAGAATTTGCAGAGTACATCATTGCCGCCGACGTACTCGTATTCTATGCGTTGGCACATAACCACCATCGTTCCGATTTCCACGTATTCGTCAGGCATTGTCTGCTCCTTTTCTGTGGTATAATACGTTCAGGGGGTAATTGAAGATGAATCCTGAACTGGAATTTACGGCAGAACTGGTGTCTGCCACGCTTGGTATTTTGTTGTCGTTGGCCCTGTCGTTTGTCCCTGGCCTGTCGGCCTGGTGGAACAAGTGCACCTACAAACGCGAGTTACTGGCCGGAGTTGGTGTTTTAGTAGCAGCTGCTATGTTGGGGCTGCACTATCTCGGCGCACTCACATTGATGGATATTGGGCCGTTTGGCTGGCCGGTGGTGTGGAAGTTCTTGACTGTAGCCCTGTCTTTCCTGGGTGGTGGGCAGTACACCTACACGGCCACGCGCAGGCTCTAATCCTATAGGCAGGTAGGGCGCCTGCTACGCCCTACCTGCCGTTTCGTGGAGCAGCCCTAGCTCCGTTTGTCGCACAGAAAACGAATGCAGGCGTTTTCTGTGAAGGCCGGTTTCCCGGTATAGCACATACTATTGCCCCGCAGTTTTTTTCCTAGTATTGCGTGATTACCCAACGCAAGTATAAGCCTGCGATGTCAGGGCAGGTGTCCAGCGGCACATAGCCGTCCCTGACGATGACGCGGTCCCAGTATGCCCGCTCGTGAATGAACGCTGTACATTCGTAGGGTTCTTCACCACCGGCACAAGACGTGTCGCCCAACCACCCCTCACCATTGTTCTCGGTGATACGATGGATGAGTCCGGCCCACTTACTGTCCACACGAAACAGGGCCAAGACTGTGCCACGACTCACTGAGTACCAAAACTCGACATCCTTGTTCTTCAGGCGCGTAGCGAAATCTACCCGCACCTGTTCGGCCTCCGTGTGGCGGGCCGGGGCGTGCGCGCCGTTTTGCACCAAGACGATGCCGCTGGCCATATTTAGGAACATCCAGCCTAGCAGCAAGAACGCAGCCAACGCAAACAGAAGCAGTAATGCGCTACCTCCACGTGCAGTTGCCATCTCGCACCTCCATTTCCAGCGGAATACCGCTGGTCAAAGTGAATGGCTTATCGGGAACGTTTACCCAGCCAAGCAACCTCAAGGCTTTGAAATCGTCGTGTGCGCAGGGTCTGGTAGCCACAGGCTCTGCGCTTTCCAGGGTCTCGTAGAACTTAAGAATAACACACCTGCTCGCTATCTCGTACTTGATCTTCCATACCTGTGTCATCGTATCCTCCTATGGGTTTATTGAGCCAGACGCAGCCGTTACGTCTGGCTCTTGCTATCGCTTTTTGTTTCTGTCATCCTCACGCGCCGCTCCGGCTGTAGGTGAGCTAGTCCAACGGCGTCCTTGCTCACAGACTGTTGCTGTAGCAGTTTTTTACTACAGCATACAGGGCCGGGTAGGTTGCGTTAAGTTCTCGGCTTCTTCTCTACGTAGGTACAGAATCGCGGCCTTAACCACATCTCTATGGCAGGCTTCATCCAGCTTACACCAACAACCCAATACCAAAGGCTTGTATGTACGTACCAGCCCCAAGAGTTCGTTCCAGGCCGGTGAATCCTTTTTCCAGACTACCTGCCACAACCAGCGCTTATATTTGTCTATTACTTCTGCCCTGGTGCCGTCTTTGCCAATATGGTATTGATTAGCCAACGAGCTGCCTGTCCACCCCGCGCACGGTCGGCCTAGGTAGGTAACACCAGAGAAGTTAGCTGGCATTCCACGTACACAGATTGTGGAGATTGACCGGTTGTTCTTGGGATGTAGTGGATGTGTACAGCCGGATGCACTGGCGTATGGGCACGGTGAATTAACACAAGAGTCGTACTCTTTTCCAACGCAATGATCTCGCGCAAATTCTTCGAGTGTCATAGCAGCACCGCCCACTCGAAGGATGAGCAGTCCCACCCTACAGCGGTTAAGCTGGCGTAGGCTGTTTGGGCCAGTTGCTCGATGCCATCACCGGCTGCGCAGATCAGGCACTCGATTTCTGTGCAGAAATCTGCGAAAGCAACTGGGTCTATGCCTTCCAACTGTTGTAGTTGGGCCGCGATGTCCAGGGTTCGCGGCTCACCCTCGAATTCTGGATCGGCCTGTTTCTGCCACCAACCGAGGGCCTTACGGCACGCTTGGTTAATGGCATTGAAAGCCTGTCGATCTCGTGCGCTTTTCATCATAGCCTCCTTAGCTTGAGATTATTGAATGACACACTACCCCAATGGCCGTGTGTCTTTAGTAAAAAAAGGGGAAGTGCTAGTGCTTACGCACATCTTCCCCTGAACTTATTAAACTATGTTGCCGCACCAGCAGTTTTTACACTACTGCTGGCACTCTGGACACGTCCAGGGCAAGCCCTCGTGCTCTGCATTGACGTACATCTCGATCTCGTCGGGTTCGAGCTTGTGCCACATCTTGCAGATGTGGCATTGGACATATACTGCAATTATGTGTTCTTCCATTTCACTCCTTAGTAAATGACGATGATATTGAGCAGTAAGTGGTACACGCCTACCCAGCTCAACATTGCATAGGTCATTGCCGGAAAGCCCGCGAGCAAGTTGACGACAATAGCGGCCACAACACCTGAGCAGTAGCCGACGCTGCCCCAGGCAAATAGCTTGCCTAACAACTTGACAGCCCGCACGAACCTGCGGGCAAACTTGGCCACCAGCATTATCAGTACAACTGCCGCGATTATGTACAACATTTCGTTGCCTCCTTTAGTTGATCTCGACGATGCCCGACACGTCGAAGCGACGGGCATCCAAGTCGCGACTCCAAAAGACGGTCTTGACTTTATCCGTCTGGTCAAAGAGCCGCGTTACCGCCACCAGGTAGTAGCCGTTAGAGCCATCGTTGCACCGAATTGGTTCTACGCTTCTGTAGACGACAATGGCCTTGTTGAACCCTGGTGAGCGCATCCGTTCCAGTTTGCGGATCACAGCGTCCGCATCCGCTGTCGTGGGAGCCAGCCGTAGCCGCAGCTGCTCCCTGGCGTGGTATGTCATTTCCACGTTATGCCTCCTTAGTGCATTTCTGTGCAGAAATTACCAGATACCGTTGTCTCTGGCCACTTGTTCCAATTCGTCGGCCTCGTAGTGCCAGCCGACATCACGGAACTCGGCGGCCAGGACTTGGGCCTCGGATTGCCGTGCAGAACTCTCGACCAGACAGTTATGCTGGTCGCAGAACTCCACCGGCGGCACTTCTGGCACCGTCTTATAGCGTACATCGAATACGCTAAAGACGATGAACTGGCCGATAGCCAGTCCCAATACAAATGCGCCTATGGCGATCAAGATGATGGCTTTTACCATCACTTACCTCCTTTGGGATTATGGCTCCCGAAGGGTGTACTAGGAGCCTGGGGGATACGTTGTGCTTCGCGTATCCGCTTGGCGGCACAAGCTGGGCATAACCCGTGGCTCGTGCCATTAATGTTGGGGTCCACCCGGATGAGTACCCCGCAGTCCATACATATGACTTGTCCCATCGTTATATCCTTTCCTGCGTATCTACGGCGCAGCCCGGATTTCTGTGCAGAAATTACGTTGAAAAAAGGGGACAGCGTTACCTGTCCCCTAATTACTCATAGTTTCACCAATCCAAGGACTTGGTCACGGCGGCGGTTGAGTACAACAATGTAATCGGTGGGGGCGTTGTCGTACTCACACTCGTACTGTGCGTAGTACTCGTCCCACTCGCCGTTGTCACGGGCGGTGATGTATAACGACCCATCCATTGGGAACGTTTCGCTGGTGTCACTGCTGTAGACGACAGCGTATCCGCTACCAACATACAATTCCAACGTGGCGTGGTAGTTCCCGCCATTATTGTGACGAATCTGGCCGTGCTTCTCGTAGCAGTCGCACGGCTCTTGCCATAAAGATTGTGCATACTGTGCATTCAGTACTCGCTTGACATCACCCGCCGTGATGTCGTAGCCCGCTTTCGCGGCGACGTTAACGATCTCGGAAATTTGGTTCTTGCTCAATTTGGTATTCATCGATAGCCTCCTGAATGTTTATCGAGTACAATGGCAAATGCCGTACTCGTGTAAAAAAAGGGGGCTTACGCCCCCAACCTAGCCATAACCCCGTCGATGATGCTCTGACGGGTTTCCTGATAGCGTCGTACCTTAGCCTGGCGCTTTTGGCGCTGCTGTTCCAGCAACACATTCAGCCGCAACTCGGCGGCCACGACGTTCGGGCGCAAGGTCTCAGCATATTCCCACGCCTCACGCTTCTGCCAGAAGGTGACGTGCCGCCACTCTTCTTCCAGCTCGTAGCGGGCGCGCTCGATGCGGTCTTCCAACGTAGCTTTTTGACACAGTGCATTGTTCGACATCGCAAACCTCCTATGATTTAGCTGTGCAGAAATTTGGCCAAGCGGCCTACTGCTGTAAAAAAGGGGCTTGCGCCCCTAGTTCTTCACCTGTAAATTGATGTGTGCCTGTAATCGACCGAGGGTTAGACCAACACCGATTACGCGGCCCCAGCCCAGCATCTCGTTGTATAGATCGACGTGTACACCGTAGCTGAATTCTCCACCTTTGGTAGAATTAGGTAGCACTACTAGATGCTACTTTACATAACAATATGCGATTTTCTGCATATATCCTGTAAAAAAGGGGGGAATGTACAGTTTTCCCCCCAATTTATTGCGCCAGCGCAGTTTTTAGACCAGATTGACGTTGACCGTGACTCCGCGCCCAACCACAGACGCCACCAGTTGTACGGCAATGGCGCTCTTAGCCTTCCAGTTACCGGACAGCCAGCCTGCAATATGGCGTGACGTAGTGGTGAGATCGAGCGTGCTACCCCGCACAGTGCGGTTCAGGGCGGCGATAATCTCGGTTACCTGAGCCGCCGTACTCCCTGTCGCTACTAAAGACACTGCGGGTGGGGTAGATAATGGCCGAATAACAGGTGCGTGGCCGATGGAGCCAGACATCACCCACTCACCGAATTCTGCACAGAATTGCTCGCGCAGGTCAGACGGCAGGGCCGCCACACGGACACAAACATCATTCACGTACAGACCAAAAGATTTGCTAGACATTTCACGCCTCCTTAGCGTATATAGGTGGGGCTGACTTTGTGCCAGCCCCTATTTCTGCACAGAAAAAAAAGGGGGCAAGGGCCCCCTAGCGATGACAGGTGATAAGGCGCAGGGCCTGATCGTCCAGCCGCTCGAACGCGGCGGCCAGCACTTGCATCGCGGGAGTCAGATTCCCCACGAAGCGATAGCCGTGGCGGGTGTTATACACATACAACGCCGCCATCCGTACTTGAGTACCACGCGACAGACCGAGAAACGGTTTCGTAGACATCATTAGCCTCCTATAGCTAGAGTGATGGGAAATACTCAAACCCCTGTGGCCTGAGTGTGTTAGTAAAAAAGGGGGGAGACGGTGCCCCCCCCGATACGCTACTGGGCCACTACCCAGTTAACGAACGAGCTGAACTCGTTCGTCGCCCAGCCCCTGGGTAACGTGTACTCAGTGCCGGCTTTATTGAGCTGGCCAGCTACAAACTGGCGGGCAACACCCGCTGTACAGTAGGACGGTGCTTGTGTGCCGTCCTGCGTAAAGGCCAGGAAGCCCTTGGTGCAGAAGCGCACGTAGAATTTGTCTATGGCCTTCCCCACCTTTACCTGGGCGTCCCGCACGTCGAGCAGCGTCTTGACGAGCGGGTCATCCGTTCCGCCCGCGAACACCGGGGACACCACGCTGACAACCAACACAACCGCCACCAACATTGCAACCATCAATTTCGTAGCCATTTCCGTTCCTCCGACAGACAGCCTGCCCTAACGGGTTCAGGACTTACGTCATTCAAAAAAAAGGGGGGGATACACAGGTATCCCCCATAACGCTGCGCCCGTCTACGGGGCTTCTAGCGGCCCTAGATGGACAACTACAACAGCCAGGACGGCAGGGCGCACTTTACTGTTGCGCCTCTCACCGGCTTAGGCAGCCAGACATCAGCTTCGGGTACGTAATGCACCCGTGCTTCAGCGGCTTCCCGTAGGTGATCGTCCGCTGACGTAGTGGCTGTGCCGTCTATAATGTCCACAACCACAGTGTTCTTTAGTAGCTGCACCGCCCGGTATTGGTCTCCATTCTGCTTCGCGCTCATTAGTAGCCTCCTTAGTGCTAGTGAATTCTGTGCAGAAAAAAGGGGGCTGTTACGCCCCCTCGTGATGCCCATTACCCACGTTGCCACTAACCTCAGTGGTCACGTAGTGACGCCGTACAGTGACCGTGCCACTGGCGGTGTTGCGGTCACAGGTCGGCCCGCTGGTGAGTGTGTACTTGTAGCCCATAATGCGGTACACATCGTCCAGGGTAGTCTTAGCGGGGAAGTATACCGTGATGTCGTCACGGCCTGGTACGAAGGTGGTCATCGAGACCACTACTTCGTCCCGTAGTACACGGCCCATCTTGTAGGCCGTGCTGATCAGTGTGATGCCCTTCGGCATAGTCAATTTGGCAGTCATTGCGCACCTCCTTAGTGCAATAGTGAATAATACACACACGGGCTGGCGCTTGCCTGCCGCCTTCATAGGAATAGCTTACCCCGACGCCGGTGCAGCTAAGCTAGAGCTTCGCGTTCCCGTGGTCTTGGCACTGTTACGGCTTCTGCCTGCCGTAAGCCCGTGTGTCAAAAAAGGGGGCCGAAGCCCCCTAGTTGATGTAGTCACGCTCGTATTGCGTCCTGGCGTGCCTGGTATGCACGGTCAGAAAAGAGGCACTGCCCAAACGGGCATTACGACACACCTCCAAATTCCCAAGACATAATGGATTTAAACGGTTTCCCGTCCAACCAGTCCCAGAAGTAATTGCTTACTCCGAACTGGCCATCGAACGAATAATCGAAGAATGTGTGGCCGAAGAAATCATTCAGTCGCCACACCCACTTCTCGTTTATGATTGGCACAGGACTTACGAAGTACCAACTATCTTTCAACTGGCCCGTATACCAGTCGTACTCTTTGACTGGGTGCCAGTCGTACACGTCTATGGCGTGAACGTGTAGCGTGTCACCCACGACCTCACAGTTATAGCTAAAGCCGCCGACCAGGTAGAACAACTCCGGGCGGCCATAGAAACCGGACTCCGGGTAATCTGTACTGACAATGACGCCATCGTCGTCGTACATAAATACGTCTCGGTCCAGACATTTCAGCAGGCGGTCTGGCACCACCATATCTGTACCCTTCCGAGATAGATAGTGCGCCATCCACAAGTAGCGCTCGCGCTTGGTGATAGCGTACAAAGCGCGAAACAACACTAGTACAGCAAAACGAACTAGGGGCTTTATTTTGTCAATTGTAGCCATTGCGGTTCCTCTATTGGCCGGGTGATGGACATTGCAGAGCACCCTGTCGCTGTAAAAAAGGGGGGATTACTCCCCCCTCAGGCAGATACTCTTAAACTCGCGCACTGCCTCTGCGCGAGTCTGGGCGTGCTCAACACACGCCCAGTGCCGCCGTAGAGCAGCGGCGTCGCCGGGTGTCGCCCGGCGTACTACAACCTGTCCGCCGTAAGGGCGGAACAGGGCAGCGTCCCTGCTGACTGCGGCGACTTCGCCGCAGGATATGATTTCGCCGTTGGTTGCCACCGCCACGAATACCATTTCTTCTCCTTTTGCGCAGATGTGACCGGGGCAATGGCTACTTGGCCGCCCCAGGTGGTGATTGCACCACTTCTGCGCACAAAAAAAGGGGGAGACCGTAGTGGTCTCCCCGGTGGTACTAGCCGGCCGCCAGTCGGTCGGCCCTGTGCCACGGGCGACTTCTGTGTCGCCCTTCACCAGCACCCACGCCCAACCTAGGCGATGGGCGCGGTTGCTACCGTCTGTACACAGACGGTAGCCTGTATCAACGGCAGCTGTAAAAAAAGGGGCATTACTGCCCCCATGGATGCCTACCGGTATAGGCAGACTTTCGGTAGTGGTATACACTACCCTGTGCGGTCTGGCTGCTACCGCACTCGCCGTAACCGTTGTCGTCCAGGTAGCGGCGGAACTTCGCCGCTGCGGTAGGGCCGCGAAGTACAGCCCTACCGGTACGAGTATACAGTAGTGCCCCTGCGGGCACTACCACGAGTTTGATTGTAGACACGGCGCACCCCCTTAGTGCATAAGATATGTTAAAAAAGAGGGTGGATTGCTCCACCCCAAACAGCTAGAACGCACGCGCCCCGGTCTCGTGGGGCAACCGGATGTGCTGTGACATCACGGCTACGGAGTCACGTACAATGTCAATTCTGTACGTGACTCGCAGGATTGCGGGTTCCCACAAAGGCGTGCAGGTGAACCACATCTCCACGCCTTTGTGGAACGCCTCGAAGCAATCCATATGCAAGTGCATAATGGCGTCGAGGCTGTAGTCCATTACCGTGACATCCGGCGCACCGGTGTCAGTGTACATCGTTACTTCCATCTTCGCTTCCATCGTAACCCCCTATAGTATGAGCCATTGAATGAATAAACACGCACCTTGGCCCTTGGTGCTTTAGTAAAAAAGAAAACCCCACTATATACGGACTATCCGTATACAATGGGGTTCAAGCCGAATGCTATAGCAAGCTGTGCCTTGGCAGAACCCGCTGTGCGGAATGGTGATGAAACATTACGCAGTGTAGCCATTGCAGCCCCCTTCTTAGATGTTATTCTAAAAAAGGGGGCCACAATGGCCTACCTACGTATACGGGGATGGGGGTATGTTCAAAAGACCTTGTCGAGCAGTCTTATTACTACGTACATAAACGTAAACACCAGTTTACATGTTCTCGATCTTCTCGATTAGCCGGTCTTGCCAACCGGGTGTAGTAACCTTCTTTTGATACGAGTGGTAGCCTAGCTTATTTGATCTGCACATAAACGCATCGCGCTGGTCGGCTAGTCCGTCTAAGTAGTTCTCTTCGTATTCTTCGGCAGTAATTACCTGCCCAACAATATCGGAGTAGAACTGCCCGCCTTGACCATGCTTCCCGCTTACCCACCGATGGTAGTATTTCCTGTACTCATATTCGCGCTCTCCGAATTCCAGCCGTGCGGCGTGAACCACCTGTCCCAGCAATTCATCAATGGTGTTCATAGCGATACATGACGATGTACGTTACGGCGGTTATGTCCGCGACCATCGGCGTTTCCGTTTGTGTGACTGCTACGATCTCTGCGTTGGGCTTATCTTGCAGAAACGCGTTGATTTCGTTTTCTAGGCCATCAAAGCCCGTGTCCTGGCTAAATGTTCCGGTGAAAATCTTGACTGCCAACATTTTATTCTCCTTATGTCTACTAAAACACTGTATGGGGGGCCGCGACCTTATCCGGTAGCCTTCTCCTTCTTGAAGATATGCCACAGCGTCACGATGTCGATACCCAAGTAGAACACCGAGCGGGCCAACCACGGCCACTGCGCAGTAGCTGCAAAGTAGATGATTGACAGCACCGTAGATACCGTAAACACATACATGGCTTGTTTGCGGTGTTTGATGTTGGTCAGCCACCCCACGACCGCCAACACATTGATAGTCCAACTAAGCAACTCCATAATGTACTCCTTTACTACAACACTGTATGGTAGGGGCCGGTTAGGGCCATTTCTGCACAGAAATTAGTCCAGGTAGTCTATCCTGGTAAAACGTTGATAGTAGTTCTCACGGGCTACAGACGACAGGTCGGCCCAATACGTACCTAACGTACATAGCGACACCAGATTTTCCAAATACAAACTAGCTACCCCCGGCCTGAGTGTTGTAGTAAACCATCAATAGTCATCAATCCCGCCCGGTAAGCTATCCACATCTTCCAGATAGCGCGGGTCTTGTTCCACCAACTCAAACTCGTTGGCGTCTACTTCTTCCCACGTGATATTACCCTCTTCGACGTTCCATTCCAGGCAGCACTCACACACGTCAGCGGGCATACTGACATACGTGCTGCCATACGGTACGCTGTCGAATGTTACCCCGGTGCCACAGCAGCACTTACACCTTGGATTCGCATAGATTTTCTTCATAATACTACCTCTTGCCCCGCAGTTTTTAGCCATCCCGCCGTATATTCCAGCATCTCCTGGACGATGGCTTACTTAGGCCCGCCGTTTTCCTGATACGGCGAAACTTCACGTACAGGACAGCTAAACACACACTATAGAGCTGGTTCTGATTTCTGTGCAGAATTTGACTGTGGTATGATACCATAAGCAGCCACGAGTCCACGCAGTAGCGCACACATACGCACATCGTAGCTTTGCGCGGCCCACCACAACCTACTCCAAAAGATAGCATTGTCGGCCCCCGTGTCACACCACGCCAACAGCGCCTTTAGTTCCGAGACCGACATAGACCACCCGCCTTTTCTGCACAGAATTTATGACTGAATAACAGCTACCCCACCGGGCTGAGTGTCTTAGTTGGTATCCACTCCACCGTATAGCGCAGCATACCGGCATCCATGTCATCGACGCGACTGGCGATGTAGGCTGCCGCGCACTCGATGTCGGCTTCGTCCGGGTCGTCCAGCACAAAGCGCACGTAGCCATCATTGGGCTTGCGCTGCCCACAAAACACTTCGGCCACACTGGCAGCCGCATAACTAAAGCCCGCGTTGGACAATATCGTAAATGCGTCGTGTAACTTGGCTAAATCTTGAGTACTAAACATGGCTCGTACCCCAAGATTTCCAAGAGCATGGCCAACTCCACAAGATTTCCAACGTCTTCATTTTGGCCAGGACGCGCTCCATGGCAATATCCACACCGGTCTCTTTGACGAACACGTCTTCCATCGAGCAGTGCGCTTCGGCATAAAATCGCAGGCCACAATCCAGCTGCACTTCCACGACCGTCATGCCGCCGGTTGGCGACCAAGGCTCATCCGCCGGGGCCGTTACGTACTTCTGTACATACTTCCACGCCGCCGAGTGCGACACACCCTTGTCACGCAGCGCCCGATATGCTCGATAGTGCGTAATCCCATTGCGGTAGTGCTTTACCCTAACTTTCATTTCCAATACCCCCTATCTATTTTAGATCAGGCCGTCATACCGAGACGGCCCTAAAGAACAGATTACTCCATTACCGAGAAGAACGGCGCGTCATCCACAAACCCCTTGTAGAAGATTTCGGTGGGGACTGCCAGTCCGCGAATCCAACGCGTCAGCACTGTGCCAATGAAACCAACGACGATACCGCCAGAGATGAAGGCCGTAGCCTTTTGGCCGCATGGTAGTGGTGCACCCGCGCGCGCAATCGATTTAGCGTAGAATTCCATAGATTCTGAGTCATCCGAGAAACACGTGGTGGTACTGCATTGGTCGAAGCCCATGCGGGCGTCAATCCACAGCCTCCAGCCGGAGATGTTTTGGCGTTCCCAGATGAAACGCCGCGCTTCCATCGAGTCCACGGTCACGATAACGACATCGGCCTGCTCGCGCTGGCTGGTATAGAACCTATTTTTTGTCGTGATCGAAATACCGGTCGTGGTAAGGACTAAATCGTGTAAAGCGTCTAGCTTCGTCTTGGTAAGATCGTTCAGCCCATAGGCGCTCGGACCGACGTTTTCTATGTTCACCACGTCCCGGTCGTACACTGTCAGGGTCTGGACTCCCATCCGCAACAACATCAAAGCCGTCATCGAACCAATACTCCCCGCGCCAATCAGGAGAATCTTCAAATCCTTGATATGCTCTGGTACTATAAGAGCTTGGCGCGAGAGGGTCATAGTAACCCCAGTTTTCATAGCTGCTTTCTCCTTGTAGTTCCACATCGTCCAGCATCACCGGACGGTCAACGCACGTATAGCCTGTGCAAGTACGCGCAATCCAACTAAAGCCGTCCACACACAGGAACGTAAACTCGTTGTGGTGGCCTACCAGGTCAAGTAGAGCTACTTGCTGCTGCTGGTCTTCGATTGACCAGAATGGCGTCATGCCAGGATGCGTATGTAGCTGGCAGTTAAGCACGTACCCGGCATCGTCGGCCTCTACCAGCACCCTGGCAATTGCTTCCGCTGCGGTAACTACACGTGCACCGCTGCCGTTGCTGGTAATCCATACTTCGACCAGCGTTTCATCAACAATGCTGCCGTAGGCGCTGATTTCACCATAGCCGTTCTTGGATTGCCACTTCGCCATCTTCACGAAGACTGCGCTCGTAATCTTCAGTGGCCTGTTTTTCGCAGTTGTAACAGAACACGGCGTCACCCACAATTCTTGCACAGTTGTCGCAGATATAGGTTTCGCAGCTTTCACATCTAAGGATTTCGTCACTGGGTATATATTCTTCACAGTCTTCACATTGTACTCCACAGTAAGCACAGGCGCGGTCGCTTCGATGGTCTTCACACATCAAGCGTCCACAGTTCTCACACTCATAGACTTCATAAGTGCTACCACACTCTTCACATTTGTATTCATCCTCTAGACCATGATAAGCGTCGTTGGGATTATACGAACACAGCATGGCCATCGCTTGAGCATACACAGCTACAAAGTCGAGTTGGTCGATGTACTGATTGATTACGCTACGATTGCCGCCCACGCACGCATTGCCTGATATATGTGGATGCCGGTCGTCGCCCAGTATCTCGAATGAGACATACGGCACATGAGTATAATTATCGTAGTATCTATGCAATACCAGCTCGCCATTTTCAAACTCGTATTCTTCACCTTCCCATACGATCTTAGATGGGATGTCGGAGAATGTAACTTCATTATGCCAATTTAGTCCCAGGTTGATGCCTAGCTCGGCCAACCTGGGACTAAACTCTTCGACCAGGTGGAAGGGGCAATACCAGACTGTCCCGCCGAGGAAAGGCATATTTGCATTTTCGCAACAACGGGTAATGCTGGTATCTTCTTCCATGGTCTACCCGTTGCTTTCGGCGCGGGCCACGATAATCAGGTCGCTGTCGTTGACCATGTCATCTGGGCCAAGCGGGCCACCGGCGGTGCGATAGATGGCGTCTTCGATGTAAGGTTCGCCGAGCCGTTCCAGCACAGTTTCCAGGGTAACTTCGGTTTCCAGTGCGATCTTCACTGCCTGTTCACCAGCTTTCAAGAACTTCATTGCATTTCTCCTTTACTGAATTTGATTGATAATACCTATTGCTGAGCAGTTTTTACTACACCAACCACGGGCGAGTGTACTGCCCCTAAAAACCAACTCACACGTTTCATAACATCGGCCAAGGGCTGCTGCCAAGCAAACGTCAATCGACAGCCGACAATGCTCTCCGTGTAAACGGCATATTTGCCAGTGTCTCCGATGTTAGAAAATACGGCGGGTGGGACGCCACTTCCACTCGATACCATTTAATGACTACGTGCTGGTGATCAAGCCAGACGCCGCTGGTATCTGCATATAGCATGTCTCTGGTTAAGGAGTTCTACGGAGGTATAGTCCAATGCAACCATAGCGATTTCCATGCCGCCGCCGTATATCTTATTGCTTTGCAGTTTTTCTGCACAGAATTTAATCAGATGTTTCTAGCACGTACATCTCGCGCAGGACAGCCATGCACTTGTTACACAGTGGGCCGTCAGGAATCTCGCCTATGGGTAGTACTTCCATCGTGTTGGCCGCATAGGTAGCCTGCTTCTGTTCAGGGCCGCCGCCACACAGTACAATCCCCGAATTAACCGTAAACAACGAGTCACCCCGCAGCATCCAGGCCGGTGTCTTGACATGCACCAGCACGCTGTCGTACTGCACACACTGCGCCCACCTAAAGTACTCAAGTATCTCTCTATCAGTTGGCATGGTGTTCTTCCACGATCTTCTTGGCTACAGACTCACGTTGCCCAGGGCCTGCTTCCCAGAAATCACACACAGTTTGACGATGTACCAGAAAGCCGTCACCGGCCTTTTTTACCTCATCTAGTTTTGCGTTATAGGCAGCCCACTCGTACAGGTTAGCTTCGAGTTCCGGTAGTCTTTCGAGTTGTTTGTAAAGCTTTCTAGTTCTCTCGGCTGCCCACTTTAAGCTTTTTTCGAGATTGTTCTGAAGTTGTATACCGCGCTGTGCGTATTCGTCTTGTGTGGCTTGCCACATGATCTGTACGGTTTCCGGGGTTAATCGTTTGATTTCCGCATTGATGTAACGCGCTATCTGTGCTGTATATTCAGCAACGGTTTGCATTGTCATCTTTTCGTGGCCATAGACATAGTCGAAGCGCAGCTTTTTGGGGCGCACAACTTCTTCCTGTAGACGTGTGCATACACCACCTTGCTTCTTGCCACCCCATCGATAATCTCCGGCTCCAAATCTGCTCCATTTGCATGTAGAGCACGTATGTGCTATACGAAAGTTGTATTCTTCCATTACATCTCCTTACCATATGAAGTTGTTTGTGTGGCTCATCACAAAACGCACCAATCTCAGCTCGTGCACTTTGATGCCATAGCCCAGCGTGGCCCACCTGATAGCAGTGTTGTAGTCTACCTCACACAGGATGGTATTACGCTTCATCCAAGCGGATGTACTCTGGTGGCCTGAGCAGTCTACTATCAGGAACTTCTCTACAGGACATGTGGGGAAGCAATCACTCATCGGATCGACTACCTGATAGTAGACGATGTTACCCAGGCGACTGCAATCTTCGACGGCCACAAACCCATCCAAGTTGGCGGGTAGTATAGCAGGCACCGTATAGGCTGTTCTACCAGTCCGGCGCACAGCAATGGTAGATTCCATTCTACCCCTGCCGTATTGCGATGCAGTACCAGAAGCTATCACCGCAAAGACCAGGATGCCTTGAATTACTCTCATGGAAATGGCCCGTTGAATTTGGTGAATCCGCACTGGAACAGCCAATCGCGGACACCGTTGATACTGCGGTCTTGTAGGTAAGGCACATAGCTACTGACTTCTTCATACAACCGCTCGCCGACCTGGGCCAGGAATTGTACAACGACCCAGCCATCGTCGTACACGCAAATCCTGGCATAGCGGTTTCCGTCACCCTTGAACATCATGAGAGTGCCGTGTACATCGAAGCAATGGCGGGCCGAGTTGGCGTCTTCGCCATGTTTATCTTCGGGGTGGGGTACCAGACGAATCCTAATACCACAGCTGTCGTCAATCACCTCACCGGCCCTGGATTTCGATAGTGTCCTATAGAATTCCTGTGGTGTCACCGGCTCGTTGACAGCTACCGTGTCCCACTGCCGGTCGAACTCGTTGGTGAGTACACCGAGTTGTACCGGTTGTGTGGTTGTCTCGATGATTGTAGCTGGATTGGCTAGGACGAAGAAGAACAGGAGCGCTAACAGCCCACCAAATAGCAACAGAATACCACCACCGCCACGTTGTTGCGAGAGTTCCATGACTCACCCCCTTACGGTATAGAATAGGGCCATGACTTGATCTGGTATATCCAGGTTGCCATTAGCTAAGGTTAACATGTCGTTACGCGGCCCGTACTTCAGTACGTACTCTTGCGCCAGCAGTTTTGTCGCCAAGCAGAACCCAAAGGTCCGTAATAACACCAGAATAGAGACCAACACAAACTCAGTCTCTATGGATAAACTATCTACCTGGGCCACTATGTCTTTAGTTTCTTCGTTCTCATTCATAGTTCACCATCGTCTTTGGGAGTAATACTTCTGGTGTCCACGTAGCTTCCGGCTGGTTGTAAGCGCGCGTGTAGTTGGTGGCACCCATACACCACTGAAAGGATAGCTGTCCTACTTCCCAACCGGGACATACCAGCACCGGCAAGTGATGCGAATTGTGCAATTCCAGTGCCCACCTGCTATGAAAGCCTGGTTCACCCATGCCAGCCGCCATAGCAATGTCCAGGCCCCAACGTCGAAAGGTGCTGCGGGTACGCATCGACGACGTGATGAATGGTACAGTAGAACCGCAGTACTCTTCGGTATGGCCAATGTAACACTCACCCGGTTGCATCCAAAACCAGTTATCGACGAATGTGAGTAAGTATTGCTCAATGGCCGGATTCTCTGGATTGACAAAGCCTTCGTGTTCAGCTAGTTCTGGCTTCAGTTTCCAGATATTGTGGCCCAGCCGCACATTAAACGACACTTCGGTAATCACCACTGGCGCTGGTTTGCAATATATCCAACCTAGCTTCAATGCTAACTTAATCCACTTCTTACCGAGTATCATTATAGGTACTCCGGGGCATCCAGCATTTTGATGGCGGCGTCGTCGATGTGTTGGCCGCGAATTAGCTCAAAGGCCGCCAATAATACTGCGGCCATAGTGTACTTCTGCACCCCAGGCATTTTCGAGAGTGCGTAGGACAGCATGTCCCGATCCATAGTCTGCCCCTTACGGAATTCATAAGAGCCGCTGCCAGGACTGTGTATCACCAGGGTAAAGTACTCGAATTCGTGATTGCTTACCCCAGATACGCCACGCGGCACTTCCAGAATACTGAAGTCGTAGCGAGTGGCGTCACCGGGTTCTACAATATAACGTCGTCCGATCAATTGCATAGCTTTGTTGTTTGACATGATTACTCCTTAAAAGTCCGGGGCCAGGATGTGATACCCGCCCCAATCTGTATATGATATAGTGGACTCACCCTCAATTTTCAGGGCGTAGCCCCGTGGATCACCGTTGATGAAGAATCCGTCCGGTAGATAGCCAAGTATCTCTACTACTTCTTTGGTATAGCGCTTTTCCAGACGCAATTCACGTTCTTCAGTCATTGTAGGATCATCACAGCGTCGTTCGGCCAAGCGATGGGCCTTGCGCTCCACACGCAGTAAGTCATTGTAGATAGTTTCGCCTGCTAGAACCAACAGGTATTCAGGTGGATTGTCTGCCGAATTCTTCTCAATCAATTTGGCCAGCTCAAGAAAGTGCTGGCGCTGCCGCATGTTCTTATACATAGTAACCTACCTCATGTATTCCCATATTCTGTCTTCTACCGATGTAGAAGACATTTCTTTGAGTTCGACTAATTCTTCGTTATCCACTTCTTGCTCAAACACACCAACGATGTTATACACTATATAGTATCTCCCGTCTGAGTCTTTTATAGTAGAACAAAACGGGGCAAATGACTCACGTGTAAATCCGCCAGCAGCCCCAGATTGCAAAATCTCTTTAAGTAGACCGTACTTGATTTTCATATATGTATCCCATTCCACTTATTGCTAAGCAGTTTACCCTTCGGCCCAGATTCTACTCTGGCTTGACATAAGCTTGGTCAAACCAACGATACGATCTTCAACTCCGGCCACTGAATTATGTGGGGGCAGTTTCCTGATATAACGAATAATTACCCCTAGTTCTGTTTCGAGACTAAAAACACGTTCGAGTTCAGCTATGGCGGCCAGTATTGTTTGATATTCCGGATTGTCACATTGATTAGCAGCTGGATACGTTTTAAGCAGTAATCTCAACGCATGTATCACTTCCATATCTTACTCCTATTTCTGCACAGAAATTGCCCAGGGTGTGGGATTCCACCAACTTCTGCAATCTACCGCTTGGCCAGTGTATATCTGGCCACGGACTTTGCGCCTATACGCTCCTGGGCCGTCTTGAGCCAACAAGCCCTATTGCTCGGCAGTTCTTTGTTCAGCTTTACAAAAGGCCATAATCTACTATAATATAGCCATGGAGGCCAACCATGTCAAGTGTAATTACAGAACGTATACAGACCTATGATTTATTGGATGAAGAACGGGCGGCCCTAAGTGCAGTTCTGCACAGAATTGACGACCGTAAGAAAGACCGCCGTAAGCCCGAAGTGAATGTGGAAGAAACAATTAGACATGCTTTACTCATGGCAGCCATTTGCCGTGGTTCAGGTACTGCACATTTGGATCAGATGTACACACATGTTGTACAACAGCTAACTGCATACCGTAAGGAGTACAGATGTTAATAGCCATACCCATACTCGATACAGAATCCAACGGTAGAACCGAACTCACCAAACGTACATTAAGTGTGTTGTTGGGTAGTGCAGCCCGTAAGACCGACCGCGTGATTGTCTCTGATAACGGCTCCTGTAAAGCCACCCTGGACTACTACGAAATTCTGCGCAGAAAACACCGCAACTTCAGTGTGATCTACAATGGCCGCAACCTGGGTATTGCCCAAGGTACCAACGTAGCCTGGAAACAAGCGTTACCCGATGAGATCGTAGTTAAGATGGACAACGATTGCATCATTAACACGCCAGGCTGGGCCAATCTAGTAGACTACGTCTTTAGCCAGCAGCCAGACATCGGTATTCTGGCTCTAAAGCGTCACGATCTAGCCGAAAGCCCCGACTCTGACCACGAGTTCTACCGTAGCACACTCTCCTATATTAAGCACCAACCGGGTGACAGATGGATTGTGGTAGAAGACGTAAACCATGCCATGGGTACGTGTTACGCCTTCAATCCCATCATGCGCAAAGAGTTTGGTTACTTACTACAGCCCGGCTCGGTCTACGGCTTCGACGATTCCCTGACGGCAGCCCGTGCCCACAAGCTCGGTTACAGAGTATGCTTCCTACCCCAGATTGACATCGATCACATCGACATCGCAAACGCCAAAGCGGACGATCCCTACACTACCTGGAAACACCTACAGGCCGGACAGTACATGCAGAACTTCTACAATCTTAGACAAAGTATCGAAAATGGCGAAATCAGCCCATATTACGACGGAGGACTAAAATGACCAAGAGAACTGTGAAGGCGGCTACCACCCCGCCAATGGATGTTGTAGTAGACGAACAATCACCAGAAGTAATAATCGAAGATAAGTACATGCACTTCGACAAGCAACCACTCAAGCTCGACTTGGGCTGTAGTGGACCAGAGTGGCAGCAGAAACCCCTGGACGAATGGATCAGACTCGATATTCAACCCGCTGACGGCATTGACATTGTAGCCGACTTCGGCGCAATTCCCCTGGAAGACAGAAGCGTTGACGAAATCTTCTTGGGCGATGTTATCGAACACGTGCCTGTATGGCGCTACGACGAAGTGCTGACTGAATGGAATCGCATCCTCAAACCCGGCGGTCGTATCGCGGGCCGTTGTCCCAACCTTGACCGGGCCATGCGTGATTATGCGGCTGGTAAGTTAAGCCTAAATGATGCCTACGGCTCCATTTATGGTGATCCACGCAACCGGTATCTACAACATTACAGCGGCTTTACTATGGAGACACTGACTGCGCTATTTGCAAAATACGGATTCGATGTTACCGATTACTCTGGTAGTCCTGGTCCAGAGAAAACACCCTGGTGGCTAGTCTTCGAGGGTATCAAGAAATGAAGCTTGACATAGGCTGTGGACTTAATCTAAAAACCCCGGTTAAGGAATGGGTGCATCTGGATGGCGACACCAGCAAACCCCACAAACAGTCTTATGGCAACAATCAAACGGTGGCAGTGCTCAAGGAGCAGTGGCTGCAAGACGTAGGACATTTCCCACGCTTTTACGATTACGGCAGCGATGACCCATGGGCTTCTGGTAAACGCAAAGAGAAGGGCTATACAGATGTAACCCTGTGGGAATATCCAGCCTACCATCAGTGGCACGCTAAAGCGCAGTTCTGGATGGCCCAAGGGAAAGCACCACACTGGAACCGCTTTGGGCACACGATGTCGAATGTAGCCAAGGACCCAGCTGTTCCAGCGGGTGGCACGTGTACTATTTGGGACGGTGGCAGTCACGCACAGATGACACAACAGGAGATAGATTCAGAGCTGTCGTGGTCTGATTGGGTAGAACAGACCGGATTCAAGCGTAAGGTGTAAGAATGGATACGTGTCCATATCAACTGATCGTACAAATGATGCCGTTTCCCTTTGCGCTTTTCAAAGTACGAGACGACGATTGGATACTTATGTCGTTCAATCCAGCTTTCCAACACGTAACGGATTGTAAGATTGGTGATAGTGTTGTATACTTCAGATTCGATCCAAAAGAGCTACGTTCAGAATTTGAGATTGGCGGACGCTGGTACACTGCTTACTCGTTTCTGGTTTCAAAGACACAAATGGCGGTAATAATGCATGATATTACCGACCGACATACGTTTGAAGATGCGATTGGACAAATTGTATTAGGAGCAGCTGCTGTGCTATGAATGAAAACCAACTACTAGAAGCCGTGAACACTTTGACTGCGGCTGCGGAGCAACGTGTCAGGGCTGAAGTAGAGCGCACACAAGCCGAGCAGCAGCGTATTTCACTTGAGCAGCACAAGCTACGTCTTGAACAAGAGAACAACGCAATTCTGTGCAGAATTTTACAGGAGACCCTGAAGATAACGGATAGGGTAGGAGAGTATTCAGCCGAAGACCACGACCGTATGCTGACAATGCTGGAAAGCATTCTTGCACTAACGCAGGTGATCGCCTTACGTGTAGGCGGCAGTGATTACGATGTTTTACTAGATACCATTAGACGTACCAAAGAAGGAGGTAATAAAGTGCAAATCACCATGGGTAACGATGCCAACATTGGCAATATTGTAGAAGGTGTACAGAACAACGCGGCGGGCGTCAACGAGGCTTTGCGCAATTTACTGACGGCCATTAACGCCGACGAACCCCGCAAAGTAGAATCTATACTCAACACACTTCCACAGGATATTGTAGATGTAGTTCTAGCGGCTATACAAGGACCATTGGTAGCTGCTAGAATGATTGTTGAAAAAGTAGCTCATAAGTGGCACGTAACAAGGAGTGCGTAAATGGCTAAGGTAACAGCAGAAGATAGAAAGAAGACTGGTATGAAGAAGAAAGGTGCTGAAGGAAAATTCCCAATGGCAACAGAAAGCCAATGTATCAGCGCCGTCAAACTACGTCATAATGGCAAAGGCGTTACAGCAGCTGCCGTTTTAGCCAAGGCCAGCCGTGCAGCGAACACGCACAACTGGACACGTTGTAAGGCAGCTATTGCTAAAGCCCGCGAGGTGGATCGCTCATGACATCTTGGTGGCAAACACCCATAGACGGAGAAACACCCGAAGAGTACCTTAAGACACACGGCGAGATCACCAACGATGGCCAAATGGCCGCAGTCCTTTCGGAGTTTACTGGAATGGACATCAGTGTGGCGGCTGTCCGCCAAAAGCGCCAGGCCCTGGGAATCAACAAACCCAAGTGTGGTGTTAGGTTCATACAGTCCACACGGCCCAAGCGCAACAAACCCCTGATTATTCACACTGACAACGCACTGGTCATCACCGACATTCACGCCGAATTACAGGATGCCGAATGGCTGGAACGCGTGGTGGACTTTGCGGTAGCTCACGGTATCAAGATATGTGTAGTGGGTGGTGATCTGGTTGACATGAATGCGCTCTCTTCCTTTACACCATTTATCGGTGGTGATGGCGAGACACCTACTACAACAGACGGTGAGTTAGGGGCCGCGTCTGCCATCATTTCTACGTTGTTGATGGTATTTGACGAAGTCTACATACTCTTGGGTAATCACGAAGAACGTTTAGCGAGAAAGCTAGGGAACCTAACCATTCAGTTTATCGGCAAGTTATTGGGCGCGGACGGTAACAGAGCTATAGTTAGTGAGTACCACTGGTGTATTATAGAAGACGCAAACGGCAAGCAATGGCGTATTACCCATCCACGGGATGCCAGTGGTATTTCAGTTAGGGTAGCGGCCCGGTTAGCCGACAAGTACCGTATGAACGTAGTAGCCGCCCACGGTCACGACTGGGGCTGTGTGGTCAGTCCAAGTGGTTACTACGCAGCGGCCAGCGGCATGATGGCCGATCCCGAACGCATAGATTACACTACACTTGTAGACAACGTCAGGCCATTTATGTCCCAAGGTGCCTGGGCCTTAGTAGACGGCGAACCCGTACTCTTGCATCCCGAATGGGCTAAGCCAGAACGCCTGTAATTTCTGTGCAGAAATGTTATATAGAATATAACATTCTGCACACAAAAGGAGAGCTAGAATGTGGAAAGTAGTATGTAACGGCCCGACCGGCCAGCACTGCCATATATACGATAGTAACGGTGCAGAAGTCCGTTGTCTAAGCATCGACCTGAAGATACTTCCGGGCCAACCGATCACTGCCGTCATTGGTGTATTAGTAGATCAAATCGACATACAGATAGACCAACCTAACATAGAGACTGTAGAGCACACCATGGCCAATCTGATTTCTGCACAGAAATCCAAGGACCAAGTATGAGAAACTTTTGGCTAGAACGAACTAAGGACAACACAGGTGTATCCGGCCTAGGTGTTGTAGCAGAAGGCGTACAATTCTCCAATGGTAAATGTGCCATATCATGGCTAACCAACTTGACCAGCATTGCCATCTATGACGATATAGAGACAGTAGAGAAGATACACGGTCACAACGGAGATACACTGATCATATACGATCTATCAGAAATAGCAGGCAATCTAAATGTACCTTAGTCCACAAGAAATCGAAATCATGGAACGGTCCAGGTCGTTATCCACCGGGGGTATCGACCTATTCTGGATGTATTGGTCAGCCCCTGAAGATGCCACTGCTGACCAGGCTCGCCAAGACCTGATTCACGTGCCACCCGACGAGTACAACCCACCCTTATTGCCAGGGCAGTTTGTACCCCTTAGACCATTCCCCTGGGCCAGCCGGATAGCGCACGGTGAAGAAACCGACGCCGTAATTGTGGCGGGCGTGGGTAGCGGTAAAACGCTCAATATGGTGCTGGTAGCAGGCTACTATTGTTGTATGCTGCCCAACTTCCGCTATTTGGGTACGGCCCCCATCAGCTGGCAGGCCGACTTGAGCTATAAGGACTTTCTACAGCAGGCTCTTGACTACAACAACGATGACCGGCCCAGACGTATCAGACGGTGGATTGACCGTGTAGTTTACCGGCCCTATCCCACCGTCTACTTCGTCAATGGTAGCACAATGGAGTTTAAGTCACTGGACAAAGATGCTACCAGTATCTTAACCTGGTCGGGTGATATGATTACCGTTGACCAGGCCGAAGACGACAGTATCGATCTCGAACAAGTCAGTGGTAACTTAGGTTCTCGTCTACGTGGTCAAGTGGGCGGGCGTGCCCGCTTGGGTAAGTTGGTGTTTCTGGCTAACAGCGCCTATAATCCGATGTTGTGGGAAATGTTTGACAGATACAACTCCGATCCCACCAGTTTAGCAATGACTATGAGTAGTTACGACAACCCGGTATTGACCAAGCGTAGTCTAGCCGACATGGCCAAACGTTTCCGTGACAAAGACGAAGCCAAGCGCATGATGTATGCCGAACGCCCGTTGCCCAAAGGTAAAGAGTTTACCGGCGAGACTATCGAGCATGCCCAATCTGCGGGCCTAGATAAGATCATGAGTGATGCCCTGGAAGAACACATGCCTGGTTACATCATAGAATCTAGCCGTACTGCCGGTACAACCAGATGGATAATCCCACCACAGAAAGACCACATGTACGTGATGGTAGGCGATCCTGGCCAAGGCAATCCACCCTATCGTAACAGCGCGGCCATCCTGGTCTACGATGTCACCGATGTACCCAAGCAACCGGCCACGTTAGCTGCATTCGATTGGGTATATGGCTATGGCAGCTACTGGCCATTTATCAACAAGATGATCGAGTGGTACGACGAATACCATCCCTACATCGCAGCGTTCGATGCCACCGGCACACAGAAGTCCTTCGACGACTTAGGTGTGCTTGACCAAAGCAAAGTCTGGATGCCGCTTAACTTAAGCAACCTTAAAATGCATATGGTGCTATGCGCTAAAGTTTTGCTATCTCGTGGTATAATTCAAATGCCCAAGAGCTTATTCTCGATTTGGAATCAGCTCTTAATGTGGTGTATGCCTGACAAGAATCTGCAACAGGATATTGCTAGTGCAGTTTTCATGGGCGCGTATGTTATCAATCAGATTCTACCGCGACGTATCGTGGAAGAAGATGGTTCAGAAGTAGCCAACGAACAAGTCGAAAACCTAGATCGATGGGGCCGAGCTAGATCGATTAATAAAACACGTGGTAAAGGACGCCGAAGGTAGGATACTATGAGTTCATTATTTCAAATGCGCATCTTGCGTGACAAGGTCAAACAAGAGTGGTTCCAGAAGGGTTATCCCATCATAGACTGGAATACTCAAGAAGGTATCTATGCTGATGCCGACTATACCTTCGACGGTGACTGGCTAACCGAGACAGTCAGCGATACCGACTATGATTTGAAATATCCGCTAACGATCAATCCATTCCATTTGCCGGTTGGTCTACACGTCTCGTTCCTATATGGCGAACACCCAGATGGTGCTGATGGCCGTGTAACATTTGAGGTTGAGTTATGGGATAACGGCGAGAAGAAGACCACCGGCCAAGCTACCGATGCTGCCGAACGTATGACAGCTTTCCTAAATACAGTATGGTCTCAAAACAATGCACATAGCTTACAGACGGAGTTAGGGCTAAACGCTCAAATCTATGGGGGCGCGGTGGGTGGTGTGTACTACGACCCGCAGCGGACACTAGACCAGGACTTTCCGTTAAGCATACAGGCTATGGACGTGCCCAGCTTCTATCCGGTATGGAGCAGCCGCAGCTACGACGAACTGATCGAAGTCATTATTGCCTACGGTATTACCAAGCTACAAGCTGAAGACTTAGGTATAGCCGTAGATACCGATGTGGCTCTCTATATGGAGAACTGGAAAAAGGGTAAGTACGAGATTACTGTAGAAGACAAGGTAGTCAGTGTATACGGCCAGAAAGCCAGCGGGAGTCCATTAGGTAACGTCATTCCTTACGTATATATTCCCCATCCACCCCGCCGGGGCTTTTACGGCACATCCTTACTGAAGGATAAGCTAGGTGTAGCCCGTGAGATCAACGAGCAAGCCGCCAACACCGGCGATATCATCACTGAAGAAGCAGCCAACATTCCAGCCATGCGTAACGCTCGCGCCGTAGAGATCAGACGTATCTCCGGTACTAAATCCATAATGGATTTGGGCTTTCAGCAAGGTGACAGGATTCCAGAGATCATGTATCCACCCACGCGTTCGAATTCTGCACAGAATGCCGATAAGCACGTACAAACGCTGACGGATGCCTTACGCATGGAAATGTACTGCCCCAGCGTCCTGTTTGGCGGCGGAGATTCCAGCCAACGTAGTACGTCCAGCTTCGCTTTTATGGCCATACCTTTAATAGCTCACATTAGAGACGAAAGGGCCGCCTTCACCAGTGGTTTTAGCAGACTCAACAAATACATCCTCAACATCGCTGCCGCCAAGGGTATAGGTAAGATAGACGAGAAAGCCGCTAGTATGGCGCGGGTTAAGTGTAACTGGTATCCAATGTTGCCCCGCGATACTATGGAAGAAGTCACCAGTATCATTGCTCGTGTCACTGCCAAGATTCTCTCGCCCGAAACAGCCATTGCTATGATTGGTGATGTATTGGACATTTCAGGAGAACTGGATAAAATAGAAGAAAGCGAGCGTAAGAAAGCAGAGAATTCTGTGCAGAAATCACCCTTTGCCGGGGCCACCTCTGGTCAACTCGGTGGGGTACAAGCTGCACAGTCGCTCAAAGTAGCACAAGGCAAACAGCCAGAACCAGAAGATAAAGGAGAAGAGTAATCATGCCAGAAGAAGTAACCGGACAAGGTCCCGACACCACCATTGGTGCACTTACCAATATGGATGTTGCTACCCCTACTGGACAAACGGGTGAACACGAATTGACCAAAGCAGAACTCGCTAAGGCCAGAGAGCAAATTACTCGTTTGCAAGGTACACAGGCCAGCAATGACCGCGCATTGCAAGCTTTACGTACCGAGAAAGACAAGCTCGTGGCCGAATTGGCCGAATTTCAAACCGCAGTGACAGCCCGCGATACCGACCTGGCCGCAACCCGCCAGTCACTGACGGAACTGCAAACCAAAACCGCAGAGCTGGAAACCTTAAAAGCTCAGACCGAAGCCGCACAAGCTGAAATCGAACGCTTGAAAGTGGTGGCCGAATTCAGCGCGGGCAATCCAACCATCGCGCTTTTAGCTAAGACAAATGCGTTGCCACAAACACAAACTCTTGACGAGTTTAGGGCAGCCCTAAAAACTATAAGTGATGGTATCGGTGCATCTGCTGTGACGCAAGCGACAGAATTGCTGTCAGGAGCCAAACCGACTCCCAAACCTGCCGATCAGGATGCCGATGCCCTAGAAGCCGAAGGATATGCACTGATTGCCCGCCAGAAGGATGACGAAGGTTTGAAGCTGATCAAGAAGGCTATGGCCCTGCGCGCATTGAAGGAGTAAAGCAATGCCTACTTTTACCAGTTTGGGTACTGAATATCTGGTGTCACAGACACCCTGGCCGTATACCCAGGAACGCAACCGTCCCTGGTACGAGCCATTCATGATGGCACCCTTCGTCCGCCAGACGATGTGGTACAACCTTGTACGGTACATAATTGATATGTCATCCGTCCACGCCGAGGAAGCGAACTTTACCCAGCGGCTTCAACCACCGCCCGACCCCACTGAACTCGACTTCCGTGGTATCACGTTGCCGCGTCAGTACTACGATAGCCGGAACTTCAAGGTGTCCTACAAGTCATACGGTGGTAGCGTTATGTACCACAAGTACGACAAGATGATTTACCAGTGGGCCAAGCGCAACGAAGGCAATCCCTCGATTACCAACTCTGGTATCCCGCAGCCCGATCTGGAATCCGTCATCCGTGAAGACCTGGCCGTCAACCTGACACAGACGCTTGACCTGTTGGCCCGCAATGCCTTCATCACCAACTCGGCGCTGAACCGCAGCTTTGCCAGTGACGCTACCGGTTTCCACGACATTGCCGCGACCGATCTCTTCGATCCCGAAACCGCCAAGCTCATCAAGCTGAATGCAGCCTACCAGCCCAACGAACCGTCCGGCATCTTCCCGGCAATTATCAGCCCGGCAGCTGAATATAGCCTGGTTGACCAACCGGCGACTAGCAACTATATGACCTACCGCCAAGCCGTGCAAGACGCTGCTATCCTCAACTACTACGCAGCCGAATACATGGGCGTGACCTATATGCGCAACTGGCGACAGGTGCTCTACAACGTGGGTGAAGTTCTGGCCCAGGCCAGCATCGTGCTGCCTATCGAACCCGGTGACGGCGCTCCCGATCCGGCCGCGACTCGTGTTGATGACTTCTGGGCCACCGGCTCGGACGACGCCACGCACTACATCCAGCTGTCCAACATCACCGATCCTTCTACGGCGGAAACCGGCTTCAAGGTTGGTGACATCGTCACCTTGCACCGCACGCGCCCCAGCGCCAGCACGGCCCTGGCCACCGTCAATGGTGTAGCTTGGGATCACGCGCACAACATCAATGCCCGCATCGTGGCCGTGGACTACGACACCAACCGCATCTCCATCGAAGTTCCGGTGCTCAACGAGAACTACTACACGGCAGTCGGGACTGGCTTCTATGGTTGGGTGACGAAGGCCCGGCCCGTGCACTGTGCCATCTTCTTCCAGAACGGCTTGACCGATCCGGGTGTGGCTGGCGTGGTGATGGACCCGCCCAAGTTCTACATTAATCCTCCGTCTGACGTGCGTAAGGCACGTTGGGAATTCGGGTGGGACACCTACATGGCCTACAACGTCATCAACCCCGAAGCATTTGCAGTGCATTTCCACGCTGGCCCCATCGTGCGCAAGAACACAGCCGTCGGCTTTGAACTGGTGAACCTGTAAATGAAGACCTGGGCTGCGTTTAAGTATGAGATTGGGCGCATCGTCAACGATCCACAGTTGACCAAGTTCCCTGACGATATGCTGGCGTGTGTCAACGATGCACTCCGCATGTTAGCCAGTGCTCATACCGGCGTGGCTTCAGTTTACACTATCGTTGGGGATGGGGCGACCGCAAGTTTCCCCATCCCTAACAACGCTGTTAGTTCCAGTGACATCAGCCGCATACGGGGTGTCTACGATGAAACTAACGAAGTCTGGCTCAAGGAAGCCGACATGTATCCTGGCAGCAAGGCCAAAGAGGGCTGGCTAGTCTGGCCCGATGGTACCTTACGACTCAAGCCGGTACCGGATAGCGGTGACGAATTAACCGTGCATTATGTTGCTTACTATGACGAAGTGGTAAACGATGCTTCCACCATCAATATACCGGGCTGGTCATTTGAAGCCGTAAAACTCTATACGGCGGGCCGGGTAATTCAGAGTCCTACCAGTCAGTTGACGCTACTGGCTAACTTCAGAACCAAAGTAGACTCTGGTAATCCCGAACACAACCCGTTACTGCAACTATCTAAGTACTACATCCAACAGTTCTGGGACATCTTGAATGCCAATTATGCGCCTCAGTTGGACAGGTTGGTGGTGTGATGACAACTTCACAGGCTATTACTCATGCCCTGATGATGTCACTCAAGCGACACATTGAATCTATTTGGGGCAGCGATCTCTACGACTACGAAGGCAACCAAACGCGAACGGCCTACTGCCCCGACCAATTGATTCCCACATTAAGCTATACCGACAAGGATGGCGTGGGCCGTATCTTTGGGCCGTGTCGGGTAAGTATAGGCCGCGTACAAGAAGATGTACTCAATCTAGCCAACAAGTTGGCGGTACCATCAGCGTATATCGAGATCGTCTCCAATGACTACGAAGAGATCGAATCCTGGCGACATTCGATGTACCGTAGTCAAGACCCCAGCCGCAAGATCGGGCCTGAATATCCAGTGATGGTAGGTGGCGAGCACGCTCAATCCAGACGTTTTGTAGTTAAAATGATTACCTACTTCTTGGAAAGCGATCAGAATAACGAAGAAACCAATCGACTGGGCCACGCAGCTTGCAGTTTCCTGGAAAGTATTTGTACGGCCAAGTGGGAAATGCCCAATCCCTGGGGCTGGGAACTAACCGACGAAAACGGCGAGCGGGTCAAGGACCCCTTCGGTGAGATACCGTGGGCCAGCTATGCACCGGTTAGCCATACCAGAATACGTGGTGGTCCGCCACAGGACTACATCTTTGATATTAAGGTATACGTTGAGGTGACTGGTTACAAAGAGCAGCAGTTCTAGCTACAACTAAGGGAGGCGTAGCAGCATGCAAGTATTAGGAATTTTAAGTGGTGCAGTGAATGTACCACACGCAGTGCACATTTACAGAATCACAATGCCAATTGCTTATATAGATAAGCATACTAAACACACTGGTATGTGGTTGTCGGCAAGAAGTATGGCACTCGATTTGAGCGAGAAAGAAATTGCCACCATTCTCAAATCGGATGTAATTGTACTGGGGCGTATGATCTCTGACCATCCTATTGAAGTTGGTCAGTACATTGAATTTCTGCACAGAAATGGGGCCAAGCTAGTTTACGAAACTGACGATGACTTGACCGAAGAGTATCGAGACATCAGTAATGGCGACAAGAAAACGTGTCTACCTTTCACAAAGAACATTGGTATCGATGCTTTTACAGTTACAACTCCATACCTGGCCAAGCAAATTAGTAAACACAGTTTTGGGCAGCCCGTATTTATACTACCCAACTGTATAGAAACACAGTATTGGGCAAAGGTGTGCGACAAGTATGAACGGAAGTACACCAGCACTTTTAACATTATGTTAGTTGGTACACCAACACACGGTAGCGACTGGCGCTTTGCGCACCAAGCGGCCTTACGTATACTGGACGAATACCCCCACACGCGGCTATTAGTGGGTGGTTATCAACCGGACTACATAGGCGATGACGAGCGCATTGTCCGTCTACCCTTTATGGAGTATGCGCAGTACCCAACCATGTTAGCTGAAGCAGACGTAGTGATCGCCGCAATCGATCCCGACGATCCCTTCAACCATAGCAAGAGCGCGGTAAAAGCTATGGAAGCATGGGCAGCCAAGCGCAAACTTACCAAAGGCTACGGCGGGGCCGCAGTAATAGCCACCAACAGTGTAGTGTATAAGGATACAATCCAACACAAACGCAATGGTCTATTAGTAGAAAACACAGTAGACGGTTACTACATTGCGCTCAAGGAACTTATCGACAACCAGGTGATGCGCGAGTACATACAACGTACCGGACACAATGACGTGGTACAGAGACACTCTATTCAATCCCAGTATACCAAATGGGTAAGCGCATACACACAGATTAGGAGGTTACAATGACTCAATCAGCGAGTCCAGGAATTGGTTTTGCCTTTGCTTTGCAGAGTGCGAAGGGTGCCCCGGAGACTGACAACGCCAACTTCAAGCGTATGCGGGTTATCCAGGCCATGCTCGGTTCGCAGCAAGCAATGGATCAGCTTCCACAGGAAGTGGGCGGTGGCTATCATAGCAACGCCATGTATAAGGTCTACGTGGCCGGGGTAGGTGCAGTCCGCGCCCTGGCGAGTTTGGAAGGAGATATTGGCTATCTCCTGGCCGGTGCTTTGGGCTTGCCCCAAGCATCTGGTGCTTCTGTTGCTGGTCCGGTCTACACGACCACCTTCAAGCCCGTCAATGACTACTGCGCGCACCCATGGCTGACAGCCCGTAAGTTCATCCCGAACTGCACACAAGTCAGCGACTATATGGCCGAAGAGGTCAGCGATGCCAAAGTCAGCGCAATGTCGTTCGCCATCGGCGCGGGTAGTCCGGGTATGATGGACCTGGCCCTGTTGGCTATCAACAGCGCCTTCGTGGATGCCAGTAGCGCTTCCGCGTGGCCTACCGAAATGGGTGCCTACGAAGGTACCGACAGTGTCGTGATGGCCAGTGTCACCGGTACACAAGCTTTGCTTACGGCTATTGCTGGTGTTGACCTGGGTGACGGTGTCAATACCGACTTTGGCGTACCTACTATTGGCATTCAACTCTCGATTGCCAACCGTTACTCTGGTGACGGTGTGCGGCCAGAGCTGGTAGTGGGTAAGTTGGGAATGGATGACCTGGTGCTCTTAGGCCAGACGATTTCCTTCCAGCTGACCTACAAGTGGAAGAACCCACAACTCTACAAAGCTATCTACGCTTTCCAGGGTGCGGGCAATGCCATCAGCAATACGCCGACCACCCAACCCCTGAAGACGCCGGTGACGATCACATTGCGCAGTCCGCGCTATGTGGGTACCAGCACCACCTACGAAGAACTCTCGTTCTTGCTCAACAGCTGTACGCTGGACTGCCCGCAAGGTGTGGTTCTCTCTGGTGGTAGCTTCGTCACTATGGCCGTCAACGGTATTGCCGAGATCGGTGCGACAC